ACCCATTATTAACTAGTTAGTTAATTGAGGCGATGAGAATGATTCTCAACAACTGCATGATGGGGGCTCATTTCACACTGCGGGGGGGTGGGGGGGCAAACTTTTGGGCTGGGCCTGGTGCCGAATCCCTCATGACTTGTACGATAAAATTTTGAAACTATGCCTGAGATTGTAAATAGTTCTTGACATTTGGTTACGTTTGTGGTATAATATATGGGTAGGTGGAAATTGTCCACCAAAATCAACAGGAACTGGCTTTCCCACGCTGTCTGTGGGCCGGAAAGTAGTACCGGATAAGTTTGTTAAGAGCATGCAAATCTAGGGGCGCCAGCCAGACGAAAGCTAGACAAGCGCTAGTAGTCTGGGAAGAATCGTTAATGTGATTATTTTGAACAGATGAGGGCAGGCTAGCGGAAGCCTGGGTAGACGAACCCCCTACCGAACTACTGTAGGATAAGTACCTACAGGGCTGAGAGGATATGAAATTCTGTTGATACCACTTGTCTAGGACATTCTTTGTTCTACATTCTTTTCTGTGTTCTTGTTCCATTGAACTTGACACCGATGAAAGAGGGAATCACGAACCCCCTCTATGATCTTGTTACGTCCAAAATATGAAAAACTCGTAGGAGTCTACACAATGAATTTCCTTGCCTATCTCGTTATCTCGATGACCCAGCTTACCCCACTTGGGCCGGCTATCACTAACGTTGCTCTCCCGTTCCCTACCCTGGAAGCCTGTGAGTTTTACCGGCAGTCGGCTGAATCGGAAGTTCTTTCTGCTTCGCAGCTTAATCTGATCAACTCGTCTATTGAGTGTGTTGATTCGAAAGCCCTGCATGGTGAGCCGGAAGAGCCGAAAGCAGACCCCAAGAAGCAGATCTAATATGGGTACGGAAGTTGTTCAATATCAGCAACTTCCTCTAGAAGCAAAGAGAGAGATCAGGGAGAAGGCTCCTCGAATTTGGTTCGAGACTAAGTCCCTGGCAGAGACCGGCAGACGGTTGAATGTTAAGTATGAGACTCTCAAAGAGTGGAAGAAGACACGTTGGTGGGCAGATTCCATTCAGGAGCTAGAGGAAGTAGAGAAGGCCAGGACTGCACGGCGGCTTGGCCAGCTTACGGAGAAGGGCATTGATATTGTCCTTGAAAGACTGGAAGAGGGAGACCACGCCTTTAACAAGGCAGGTGAACTGGTACGTAGACCCGTGTCTGCACGGGACGCATCTCGGATTATGTCGGATGCTCTGGATCGCAAGATGAAGCTTGAAACCGCAAGCAAATCATCTCAAGAGGCTGTGGTAGCTTCACTTGTTGATCTGGCGCAACGATTTGCCGAGCTAGCTAATAAGAAGCCTAGGCTCATTATCGATGCAGATGTTACTGACGTAGAGGTTATAGATGCCGCAGATCCAACTGACGTCTGATGTTATTGAGGGATTTGTCGGTAGTGTACTAGCCAATCGTTATGACAGTGCTACAGCCATTCCCAAGTTCCATAAGGAGCTTTGGGAGTTGGCGTGTAGTGACCAGAAGTTTGTTGCCATTGCTGCCCCTCGGGGGCATGCTAAGTCAACGGCTGGGACGATTGCGTACACACTAGCCTCTATCCTATTCCGATCATCGAACTACGTAGTCCTGGTGTCTGATACAGAATCCCAGGCAGTCATGTTCCTACTAGCTATTAAACAAGAATTACAAGAGAACAAGGATATCAAGGATCTCTTCCACCTCACTGTCGATGAAAAGGGAGTGAAGTTTGAGAAGGATACCGAATCGGTAATCACTGGTTCTTTCAAAGATGGACACAAGTTCAGGATCATTGCCAAGGGTAGTGAGTCTAGTCTTCGTGGATTGCTGTGGAATGGTCAACGACCAGACCTGATTGTGATCGACGACTTCGAGAATGATGAGCTTGTGATGAGTAAGGACAGGAGGGAGAAGCTGAAGCGGTGGTTCTATGGAGCCTTGCTGCCTTCTCTGAAACCTTCTGGTAAGGTTAGGATGTGGGGAACTATCCTCCACAACAGTTCGCTGCTTGAATCCCTGATGCCGTCCCTCACTGCTAAGAATACAGTACAAGTGGGACTGCGGATGCACTCTGCACCAGCACCATTCTTTAGGCCGATGTTCAAGTCCCTGCGGTATCGAGCACACTCAGATGATTACAAAGAGATCCTTTGGCCTGATCGATTCGACAAAGAGTTCTACAAGACTAAGAAAGCTGAGTTCGATAAGCAGGGTTTGAGTGATGTCTATGCTCAGGAGTACCTGAACATGCCGATTGATGCCTCCAAGGCGTACTATCGGAAGAGTGATATGCAGCCAATGCAGGCAGAGGACAAGAAAACTCGCAAGAAATACTATGTCACTGCTGACCTAGCCATCTCCCAGGACGAACGGGCGGACTATACCGTCTTTGTTGTCACTGGTATGGACGAAAACCGTACAGTTCATGTGTTGAATGTCATCCGTGAGCGTATGGATAGCCTGGAAATCATCGAAACAATCTTCCAACTCCACAAAATCTACAATCCCGAGGCTATCGGCATCGAAAAAATGCAGGTATCCCAGGCGATTGCCCCTATTTTGCGTGAGCAAATGGTCCAACGTGGGATTTTTCCTAACATTCTTGAGCTTTCGCACATGAATAAGGACAAACCAACACGTGGTAGGTCAATGCAAGCGCGATTGAGGGCACAAACTGTGAGGTTTGACAAGGATGCTGACTGGTGGCCTGCTCTTGAAGAGGAACTTTCCCAGTTTCCTAGAGGAAAGAACGACGACCAAGCCGATGCCTTCGCTTATGCTGGGCTTTTACTCGATAAAATGACTGAGGCCCAGACGGATCGGGAGATTCGTGAAGAAGAAGATGAAGAAGCTCTGGCTGACACAGCCTTTACCTCCAGGAATCCGATCACTGGGTACTAACTCAACACACAAAGAGAGATAACTTATGGCCTTTCCTCCTGATATGCCTCTACCCCAAGGTGATCCCTCTCAGGGGATGGGCATGCCTCCCCAACCTCCGGCTGCTGCACCTGACATTAACCCAATGCCCAGTGATTTCTTTGCAGAGGAGCCGGATTCCTATCAATCCAACGTTTCAGCGGAGACACAATATGAAACTAATCTCAAAGCTCAAAAGTTTGCTGCAGAAGCTAAAAAGAACATTGCAGAATCTCTTTCAGAAGAGCGCCTAAACGAGATCGGGTCCAACTGCAAGCGTTCCTTCGACATCGATGTGCAAACAACGAGGCAATGGAGGAATGAGGTTGACCAGTGGATTCAGTTAGCTATTCAAGCACGGGATCCTAAGAACTTCCCGTGGAATAACGCTAGCAATATCAAGTTTCCGCTGGTCTCCATTGCTGCCATGCAGTTTGGAGCCCGTGCCTACCCGACACTTGTACCATCTGGTGACAAGATTGTCAAGCCCGTTGTCTTTGGTACAGATGCTGATGGCTCCAAGCTCAAACGAGCACAACGAGTCAGCAAGTATATGTCATGGCAACTGCTGTATGAGATGGATGGTTGGGAAGAGGACATGGATTTCCTGCTCCTCCAGCTGGCTATCATGGGTACGATGTTCAAGAAAACCTTCTACGATCCCCATTGTGAGAAGGTTAAATCGGAGTTGGTTGACCCTAGGGAACTGACTATCAATTACTTCGCTAAGAGCATGAACGAGTTCCAGACAATCTCTGAGCACTGGTTCCTGTACAAGCGTGAGGTTATCGAACGTCAGCGATCTGGTGTCTTCCTTGAAGACGTAGAACTTGGTGATCCCACCATGTCCGCATTTGAGGGGGTGAGTTATGTCCCTGCTGACACAGAAGATGTTCCGTATTTCCTGGTCGAACAGCACTGCTGGATCGATCTAGACGATGATGATCTCCAAGAGCCCTACGTCGTTACGTTTGAGAGGTCTACCGGAAAGGTACTCTCGATCTATCCCCGATACTTCCCGGAAGATATTAAGGTCCGAAAAGGGAAGATTGTCTCTATCAAACCCTGTTCTCAATACACAAGATTTTCTTTCATTCCAAATCCGGAGTCTAAGATCTACAGCTTGGGATTCGGACATCTCCTTGGACCAATTAACGAAAGCGTTAACACCATTGTTAACCAGCTTGTCGATGCAGGAACCCTATCCAATCTACAAAGTGGTTTTATTGGAAAGGGGCTTCGTCTTGCGAAGGGTGAACAAATACTCCAGCCTGGGCAGTGGAAGCAAGTAAATGCTGTAGGCGATGACCTTCGTAAACAGATCGTCCCGCTTCCTGCCAACGAACCATCCAATGTGTTGTTTCAACTCCTTGGGTTCCTGGTTCAGTCTGGTAAGGAACTGGCGTCTGTTGCTGAGATCTTCGTTGGTAAGATGCCTGGTCAGAATACTCCTGCCACTACTACGATGGCAAGTATCGAGCAGGGCATGAAGGTGTTCACTGCAATTTATAAACGTACCTATCGAGCTCTTTCCGAAGAGTTCGATAAACTCTACTACCTGAACAGTAAGTACATGGACTTTGAAACCATGGTGTCTGTTCTTGATGAACCTGTCAATCCCCAGGACTTCAATACGAAGGACTACAACATTCTTCCGGGTGCTGATCCGACTGCCGTCTCTAGTACGGAACGTCTGATGAAAGCCCAGGGTCTGTTGGAACTTCTGCCCCTTGGTACCATCGATCCTCTCGAAGTTACTAAGCGGGTGCTTGAAGCCCAGGAACAACCGGACTGGGAAGCGCTCATTCCGGGTATGAAACAAACTGGTCAGCCACAGATTCCACCTCCTCCTCCTGATCCGAAGATGTTGGCTATGGAAGCTAAGGCTGCTAATGATCAGCAAAAAGCACAGATGGATGCTGAGAAACAGCAACGTCAAATGGCTATGGAAGAAACCAGTAACGAAGCTCAGCTTGCGATGAAGGCTCAAGAGAACACCCTCAATCAACAGCATGCAGCAGTTATGGGCAACATCGAAGCCGAAGGTGCTCGACGCAAACAAGAAATCTTTATGGCAGAAGCAAGGCAGAAAGCTCAGCTAAGGAACGAGGAGTCCAAAGCTAAACAGCAGGCTGCTAAGTCTACTCCCAAAAAGAAATAACGCCAAAGAGGCTCTATGAAAATTATCCCAGAGCAACTAGCTGCATGGAAAGATGATGAGGTTACACGAGAGTTGTACCAAATCCTCAAAGAAACGCAGGCTGGTTTAACGCAACAGTTAATTGCGCAAGCAGGTACGAATCCTTCTGATGATGCTCGCATCGCCGGAATGATCCAAGCCTACGAAGATGTTATGACAGTCGATCTCAAAGGAGATTAAATACCATGTCCATTAGTCCGATTGGCTACCGAGTGTTAGTCAAACCCGATAAACTTGAATCCGATAAAACCTTCAAGGCTGCCAAAGCGGCTGGCCTTGCACTGCCTGACAATCTGGAATCTATGCAGATTGCCGAGCGTAAGTTGGATTCGGGTGAAGTGATTGCAATTGGTGAAGCTGCCTTCCGAGTTTTCAAATCAGAAGCTGGCATCCCACAGACTACCCCTGCCTGGGTTAACGTTGGTGATCGTGTTGTGTTCGCACAATACGCTGGTAAGACCATCATCGATCCTCAAGACGGTGAACGATATCTTGTCCTCGCGGATGAAGATCTTGTCGCTGTGGTGAGAGGTGAATAATGGCTGATCCAAACCAACCCGTCATCGATCCTGTCGTTGACGTTGCTCCCGATAATACGCCTGAACCTACCATCGACGATCGTGCGAAGGAAATGGGATGGCGTCCTCTCGAAGAGTATGAAGGTGACCCGGAGAAGTGGGTTAGTGCCCAATCGTTCGTGGACCGCAAACCGCTGTTCGATAAGATCGATTCGCAAAACAAGCGAGTCAAAGCTCTGGAGAAGAGTCTCCAAGAACACAACGCATCTATGGCTGCGTTGGCTGAACACCACAAGAAAGTAGCTGAGACCTCTTACAAGAAAGCCCTGGCTGACTTGAAAGCTGAACGTCGGGCTGCTGTTCGTGCTGGTGATCACGAATTGATCGAACAAATTGAAGATCAAATTGATGAACTGAAACCGGATCCGGTGCCTGAGATTAAGACCCAGGAACCACAACCGTACACCCAGGAAGTCAATGAATGGATGGCCGAGAATTCTTGGTACAATTCCAACAAAGAAATGCAGCACATTGCCGATGGTTTTGGCAAGGCTGCTCAAGCTCGCGGACTCTCCACCCCGGAGATTCTGGCTGAGATGAAAACTCGTATGCGGGAAGTCTATCCTGACTTCTTCCGTAATCCGAATAAAGACAAAGCCCCACCTTCGAAGACGAAGGACCATACCGCTACTGCTCACAAGGCTTCAGCCTATAGACCCACCGCTCAACAGCAGAAGTTCGCTAAGACCTTCGTTGAATCTGGTGCGTTTAAGTCTGTGGACGAATACTACAAACAGTTGCGAGAACTAGGAGAACTGTGATGACTGAAACCGTTCGCGCGCCGAGAGGGCGTCCTAATCGTAGGGAAGCTGCTGGATTTCGCAATCGTCTTGCGATCTCTGGACAAGACCCTAGTTTTGTATATCGTATTGTGAATGACAGTGATGGTCGGGTTGCTTACTTTGAGAACCTTGGTTATGAACTGTGCAAGCACGACGAAATTAAAGTTGTGGGAAAGCGTCAGACTCAACCAGATGCCAAGGAAGGACAGCTTGCTGTTATCTCCGTAGGTGGTGGGCAGAAAGCTTATGTCATGAAGATTCGGAAAGATTGGTACGATGAGGACCAAGCCGAGAAACGTGGCATGATTGATGAACAACGCAAAACCATTGGACAATTCGAAGGGAGTACAGGCAGAGTCAAAACTGGCTAACCTGCTCCTATTAATGGAGAATTTTTATGGCTAACGTTAATCGCGTTGACGGGTTTGGTCCCGTTAAGTACAACAATGGCGCGCCGTGGAACGGTGCTTGCCATCTGTACTCGGTGCAGGCCTCTGATAACACTGCGCTGTTTATTGGTGATCTGGTCAAACTGGATGGTACTGCTGATGCTAATGGCATCCGTGGCGTCACCCAAGCTGCTGCTAGCAATGCGGTGATTGGTGCTGTTGTTGGGTTCCTCGTGAACTACTCGAACATCAATGCTGCTCCGTATCGCCTGGCCTCGACGGCTCGGTATGCGCTGGTAGTTGACGATCCTGATGTTCTGTTTGAAGCTCAAGAAGATGGTGATACCGATCCCCTGGAAATGGTTGATGCCGGTCTGAATGTGAACTTTGTTGTTGGTTCTGGTAATACGACCACTGGTATGTCGGGTATGCAGATTGACTCGAATACTGAAGCTACGGGCGCCACGCTCCCGCTTAAGTTGATCCAGCCTGTGCAACGTTCGGGTAATGAACTGGTTGCTGCTGGCCAAGCGTATACGCGCTGGCTGGTTAAGATCAACAACCATCAGCTTGGTAGCCATACTGGCACGGCTGGCGTTTAAGGAGAATAAGAAATGGCTGGTGGTATTATCACTTCTTCGTCCTTTGCTAAATCCCTGTGGCCTGGCGTAAATGCCTGGTACGGGAAAGCTTACGACGAGTTCCCTGTTGAGTACACGAAACTGTTTGATACGCACACCTCGAAGCGTGCGTTCGAAGAGGACGTCGGTACTTCTGGCTTCGGTTTGGCCTCGGTTAAGACTGAAGGCGATTCGATCGTCTATGACGCTGAGCGGCAAGGTTTCGTTACCCGCTACTCGCACGTTGTGTACGGCATGGGCTTCATCATCACGCGCGAAGCGGTGGACGATGATCTGTATGATGTTGTTGGTTCGCGTAAGGCGCAAGCCCTTGCGTTTTCGATGCGTCAGACGAAAGAGATCGTTGCTGCTAACGTGTTCAATACCGGTTTCACCGGCGGCCCGACCTATGGTGACGGTGTTAGCATGCTGAATGCTTCGCACCCGAACATGGCCGGTGGCACGTGGTCTAACCAACTGAGCACCGCTGCTGACCTGTCGGAAGCTTCGCTTGAGCAAGCTGCCATTGAGATCCAAGGACTCACGAATGACCGTGGCCTTAAGATCGCTGTTAAGCCCCGTACCCTGGTGATCCCGTATCAACTGGAGTTCGAAGCTGCGCGTATTCTTAAGTCGGTTGGACGTGTTGGCACGGACCTGAATGACATCAATGCACTGAAAGAAGTTGGCATGTTCCCCGGTGGAATCGTAGTCTCGCACTACCTGACCGATCCGGATGCATGGTTCATTCGCACCAATGTTCAGCATGGTCTGAAGCACTGGCAGCGTCGTGCTGACGAGTTCGCGATGGATAATGATTTCGATACGGAAAACGCCAAGTACAAAGCTACTGGTCGTTACTCGTTCGGTATCACCGATCCGCGTGCGATCTTCGGTTCGGCTGGCGCCTAATGCCCGAGGGCCGGGAGAAATCCTGGCCCTTTTTTATAGGAGATTAAGATGCCTGTATTTAATGTGAATCTGAGCTATCCGAAACCTCGTGCTCTGCAAACCAAGTTTGGTCTGATCGCCCGTACCGATTCAGCTACCGCGAAACTGGTACTCCCGAAAGGTAGTATTCCCTGGAAGGTTGAATTCCTCCAGACCAGTGCCGCTGTTACTGATGTTGGTGGTGTTGATATTGGTTGGACTGGTGATGCGGATGCGTTGGTTGATGGCCATGTGTTCGGTACTACGCTTACTGGTTCTGGTCCTGCTACGGGTGTTACCGCTGGTCTGTCGCTTGGGCAACCCCTTGCTGCTGACACGGTGATTACTGCTACGTATGTGGTCGGGTCGTCTACCGCTGGTGGCGCTGCTATTTTTGCAATCCACTACTTCATGCCGGGTCCGGGTGAAGGGATCGATGCCTAATGGAACCTACCCTCGAATTGGGGGGTAGAGAACCTAGACCTATGGGCTGGCAACTTGACAAAAGGATTTCGATACAGCACCTATCCACGGTGATTGCAATGTTGCTAGCCGGCTTGGCTGCATTTAATTCAGTCTCCAAAGAAGTTGCTGTTAACGCTGTGCGGATTTCTTTAAGTGAAACACAATCCGTAGTGCTAAAGGCTGATATTCAGTCTACCCTTAACGAAGTAAAAGCGGAGATACGAGACCTCCGAAATGAGGTCAAACTATTTCAACTTAGGACAGTCACACAAGCACAAGTTAACAATAATAAATGAGGAAGTAGGATGACTCTTCAATAAGAGTTGTCCGAACCCTAGACCCAAGGCGTATCGGACTACGGTCCTAAGCATAGCCAAAATACTCAATCAATGGGATAATACACGATGATTACTCTTAGGCCATTCCAAGCGCACGGTGACACCTTTGTAACTACTGGTAGCAGCACTGCTGATGCTATTCTCGGTACCCCAATGGGTACTAGCACTCTCAGAATTGTAAATAGTACCAGTGGCACTGCTAAAGTGGCCCTCGGAGACACGGCTGCCCTAGCAGTCAGTGGCCTCACTGATAAATATATTACTATCCCGGCAGGTACGACTGAGTACCTGATGGTAGATAATGATACTCGTTTTATTGCTTCTGATACTGCTGCTCTTCCTGTGGTTATGGGAACTGGTGGTGGTATGGGTAGCGGTGGTGGCGGTGGTAGTGGTGGCGGTGGCGATGCCACGGCAGCCAACCAGACCACAGGGAATACCACCCTCTCGACGATCAGCGGCAAACTGCCCGCATCGCTCGGAGCAAAGACCAGCGCTGCATCTCTGTCTGTCACGTTTGCAAGTGACACTGAAGGATCAGGCACTGCGGCAAGTCCTGCCTACACGAAAGGTGTATTCAATCCTGTAGTCGTAACCTTCACATTAGATACGGCCATCTATGCGGCTGGAGAGGTCCTAGCGGCAACTCAGACTATTACTAATGCAGTGTCGGCTAATGGTGCGACGGCTGTTATTCTCTCATGCTCGCTTGTCGATCCTGACGATCAGAAGCCTAGCATTCGGTTGATCTTCTTCCGCACTAACGTAGCGCTCGGTACTGAGAACTCGGCACCGAACATTAGTGATGCAGATGCTTTGAACTTCATTGGCTCGATTGATGTGCTTACTACCGACTGGGCTGATCTGGGTGGTGTTAGTGTTGCATCACTGTCGCTTCCCCGACCGCTGGTCGTCAAGGCCGGTGCAGGAACACGTGATTTGTATGTTGCTATCCTGAACGTTACCGGTACGCCGACGTTTGCTGGTGGCTCACTTCAAGCTGAGATCGGATTCGCAGAATGAACGCGGCAACCCTCGCGAGGTGGTTCGCGCCGCGTCAACTGGGTGATGATGTTCTCACGAACGGAGACTTCGAAAGCGGGTCTACGGGTTGGACTGTGTCCGGCAACGACGGTACGCACGTAGCCACATTCAGTGGTGGCACTCTGCGGTTTCAGTCGGATACGACTAGTCCCCAGCTTCAGGTGTTTCAAAATTCGGTCGTCTCCGGCCAGCGTTATGAGGTGATCGTCGAAGTGTCGTCTTGGACTAGTGGAACAGCAAAGATCGAGTATACAAACGGAACTCTGCTGCTCAACAGGGCCGGCATATTTCGAATGTTCCTAGTCGCCACAAACACGTCGTTCTCAATCACCCGCTCTACTACAAACGTCGATCTAACAATCAGTAGAGTTTCCTGTAGGCCGATACGATAATGTTTACAATCCTGAAACGCAACCCGGCATTTAGCCCTCTGAGTTATGGTGCTGTTGGTGATGGTGTTACTAACGATCATACTGCAGTTAATGCTGCCATGCTAGCTGCTAGAGCGGCTGGTGGATACGTCATCATCCCATCCGGGTACACTTTCGGGATTGGGAGCTATCTATCCTTTCTGAACGGTGATAAAGGCATCATTGGTAAAGGCGGCACTATCAAGACGCTTGCCGCATCATCTGGTGTTCTGCTCTCCGGCAAGGCCCAAGGCCGAGCAGAGAATGTTGATGGCATGCTGGTTGAGGGGCTGAACATCGACGCTAGTGGTGGACTGCTACAGGCGATCTACCTGTCTGGTTCGACCAATTGCCGGATCATCGGCAACCACATCACCAATCTGGACGAAGGTACTGGAATCCTGATTCGCTGCTTCAGTGTCGCCGACGGAGCGCCGACGGATAACCTCGTCGAGCACAATATCATTGAGGGCGATACTGGAGAAGATCCTCTGCACAATGGTATCAATGTGAGTGGGTACCTGGACTACACGCCCTACGCTAGCGCGACTCTGATGTGGAAAGGTCTGTTCAGTATTGATACTGCGGCTGGTCTTCCGGCTCTGAGGAACACGATCCGGTATAACAGAATCACAGGTGGCTACTACGGCATCTCGATGGACTTTGCACAAGATAGCGAGATCGCCTACAACGTCATCGCATCGAACATGCGAAACATCTCAGTGCAAAACCGCTCCGACAACAACCGTGTCCATCACAACAATCTTTCCGAGTCTATCAGTAGCGGTATTCATTTGGCATTCGGTTCGAGTGATAACGATATTATTGGTAATCGGATCGTCACAACTCGTGGCGTTGGTGAAGGTCTGCTACAGGCGTATGTCGGTTGCAATGACAACGAGTTTGTAGGCAATTACACTAACTGCCCAGGTCCGTCAACTGGTAACAAGTACCACGCCTATATAGCAGTACAGTCTAACGGAAATCGGATGGATCGCAATGTCCATTCCGGTCTTTGCCTAAAAGCCTACGTTGCTGTTGAAAGTGCATGGGATGGTGACGTCACCAATGACGCCCACCGGAACGACGGATTGGGTACGACTAATGACGGGTATACTGGTGGAGACATTACCGACAACGTTCTTGAATGTGTGACGATCTCCGGCTCAAGTGCTGTGCCTGCAATCTTCCTAAGCCAGATCAATCAAGATGGGACATGGGGTCAAACTGGAACGGTCCTGAACCGTAACCGGATTGTTGGCAACACCTATAGCAAACAACTCGAATTGTATGAGGCAACTAGCAGCGAACTGGTGTCGCTGGTAGCCACAAGCAATGTCTTTGACGCATCGGCAGATAGTTCCAAATTCACTCTGCCTCGTGATCGTGCAGGTCATTTCTCAACTGATACCGGCAACAACTGGCCGGGTGGTGTGACATAACATAAAGGAATTCTCTAATGGCTTTTACTACTAAAGACGCGAATACAGTCGATAGAGTCTTCAAGACTACCGAAGCTTCTAGCGTACACACACCGCACGTTAATATCGATACGCTGCCGGCTCTTGTAGCTGGCACAGCTAACATCGGTGACGTTGATGTTCTGACCCTGCCATCTATTCCGGCAGGTCTTAACAACATCGGATACACTGGCGGTACTGATTATGAATCAGTTGCTGCTAGTCAGACTACCCAATCGATGGGCTCTGCTGGTGCTCTGGGAGATTTCCTCTCCCATGTCACCATCACGCCTACGTCACTGTCCCCAGGGGCTGTGTCGATCAAGGATGGCAGCAACACCGCCATCGTTGTGTTTCCTGGTGGTACTGATTCTGTCCTAACCCTCCATCCCTTCACCGCTGTTATCGGTGCTAAGAGTGTTGTTGGTGCATGGCAGATTACTACCGGAGCTAACGTCACTGCTATCGGAGTTGGAGAGTTTACATAATGAACCGGGTGCTACTTCTTACTAGTTCCATTGCCGGCCTATTCGGCAGTGCAGAGGATACTCCTGTACAGGTTGCCTACATCACTGGCGGAGCAACTAGTCAGACTGGCACCTCTACTACTCTCACAGCTACTGGTCCTGATGTTCCTGCTGGTGGTGTTCAGATCTTTGATATCGCCATCAACTCAGACTCAGTTACTGCATCTCTTGATGGTGGTGGCTGGTCAGAACTTACGCAAAGTGATAGCTCAGGAGAGCCTAACAGACTTCGACGGTATGTCCGTGCTGGTCCTGTCAGTTCCGGTACGGTTACTGTAACCCTATCATCTGGTGTTGCTGCTCTTGGTTTCTGTTATGGTATGACTGGACCTGCCTTGAACTCTGCTGATTCTATTAGTGGTTATGTTGATAACCCCACTGCACCTAGTGTGGCGTCTGTTGCCCTAGCTGCCCAGGCGGTTGCCATTGGACCTAGTACGTACCCACGTTACGCCAATACACAGCCCTCCGGTGCCACGATTGCTAGTAACGTATGGAAGTACACTGGTACTGGTGGAATTGGATTATGTGTTGTGTATGAGAACTCTGGTGCAGGTAGCGTATCTATCGGTAGCTGGGTGATGTGGGATCCAGATGCTGATCTCGCAGGACAAGAATTGTACCGACAGATTGCTACTGTATTTGAACCAGCGTAAGGATTATCATGGCTAAAAAACCACTACCAACTACGGTCCCGGCTGCACAAGAAGAATTGATCACATCTAAAGAACGCATCCTTGAACTAAGGACCCAGTATCGAGATCGCCATCAACGTGTTCTTGATAAACAGACCAATCTTCGGGTTGTTCTTAACACACAATTCCAGAACCTTCTTAAAGCAACTAATGATCCTGAGATTGTCAATGCCGCTATCGGTGTTATCAATGCTGCATTCCTTGAGTGTACTACGGAGATGCAAGCTCAAGAAGATTCCGAACCAGATAAACCTATTGATCTGTTTCCTGATAGGGATCTTCCCGAGCTTCCTGGAAGGCGTGTTCCAATTGAAGACCTAACCAATAGAGGAAACAATGGCTGAAAATTTTGCCAACAATGCCAGATCGGTCCTTACTGGAAAGATTGTCCCTGGTCAAACCACGCTGACAGTACGTAATGCGACTGCATTCCCAGTACCCAACTTCCGTATCGCTGTCGATAATGAATACATGTTGGTCACTGCAGTATCCGGTAAGACGCTCACAGTTGAACGAGCGATCGAAGGTAGCCAGCAGGCAATGCATGCTGCTGGTGCAGATGTGGTGCATGTCATCACGGCGGGTGGTCTTAACCAGTATATTAACGACGCCATTGCTGCTGGTGGTGCTGGTTCTGGTTCTAGTCTAACATCCCTTCAGGCAGAGATTGATGCTGCTGAAGTTAACATCGCGACTAACACTACCAACATTACCGAACTGTATGCTCGGACAACTGTTGACGAAACGCGAATCAATGATCTTGAGACTGACATTCTTCGACTAGATATCGTTGATGACAATTTCAGAAACCACATCCCGATTGTTAACGACCAGAGCGTTTCTCTGCGTGGTAGTAACGCTACCAGTAAAGTCATTGAAGTACAGCCTGATAAGATTGGGTTCTTTGCTAAAGCCCCAATTACCATGCAGGAGATTGCAGCAGCAGGTACTGATGCAGCTACTACCATGGCGCTGGCTAACAACATCCGCACTCTTCTTCTTGGGTATGGACTAGTGAAAGTGGTTGGTGCTCCTAACCCTACACCGTCCCCACCCCCGAGTGCACCTCCGCCTGCGAGCGGTGGTTCGTGCTCAATCTCCATCACCAACGTTTCGTCTTCTGTACCTAGTAACCAAACCCTGACGTATACTGTCAGCGGTGGTAACAGTACGTCGTATCAAACCTGGTTGCTGTACTCAAGTGCCACCCCAGGCCCTACCGGTACGGGATCTGTCTCACCGCAGTTCGATGCTGTTGGTGGTGCCAGTGATGGCCCGTCCACTCTTCATTATAGTAAGAACATCTCCAATATCCCGCCCGGTAACTATCTGTTGTGGGCTAAGGATAATAACGGTGCTGCTTGCCAAGACAGTTGGGTTGCTGTTCCTATTACCATTACTGCTGCTGCTGATCCGCCTGCGCCTACTCCTGCTGGTACTGTGCCTGCTGCTATTCTGGCCATGGCACCTGCTCCTGCAGTCGGTAAGTACACTAACGGATCGTCCCAGAATCCTACCTGGATTCCTAACGGTGCTGGTGACTTCCCGCATCTGATCTTTAACGGGATGTACGATAGCGAGAACCAATCTGCGTTCGTCAGTCCCAGTATGTGGAACCTGTCGTTTGCTGGTTCGGACATTAACTCGTCCATCAGCGGAAACCAATACCGTAGTAGAACTGGACTTAGTGTTCAGACAGCTGAAGGTGGGATCTCTTTCCATCATCAAGCTCGACTGCCTACTGAATCTGCTATCCAAGCCTACCGTGTCAATCCTCCTAGTAGTGTGGTGTTGTATCCCAATACCTATGCCGGTCTCCGCCTTGGTGGTACTAGCACGTGGCCGTCGCAACAACCTGGTGTTCGTCAGTCTGGTCCTGCAATTCAATTCAAGAACATTCTAAGTCATTGGATTGGAGCTAAGGCTTGGAACTTGACTTCCCTTGGTGGTGGGTCTCTTGGTACTGGGTGGATCGCACATGACATGCGAGTGTCTAGTGAAGGCAGAGCAACTACTAGCTATAACGACGCACTGACTATTCTGCTTGGTGAAGTTCTAGTTACTAGGAAGCACTTGCCGATTGATCGTTACCTTGGTCCTAGTGATACCAGTGGTCATTATCGTGGTGAGTTTGAGATCTGGGGTTGCACGTTCCGACTGTACATTCAACAGGGTGCTACTAATACCTGCTTGATTCAGATGCGGACTGTTGGTGATTTGCCTAATCACTTCCCGATGCATGAGATCTGGAGGTTCCTGACCGAGACTACTTATGCGGAAGTTGGTCACACTACCGGGTATCGTATGCCTGGACAGGGTATCAATGATCCAATGATTAATCCGAACAGTTGGTATCATCAGTGCGGTACTGGTATTGAGATGGAACATGATACGTACAACCTTAGCGTTGACACGTACTATGACCGGATCAACCAAGATCTGTAATTGAAGCTGGGGGCTGCAGCAATGCAGCCTCCTCTATGGAGGTAGTATGGCTTGGACTGGACAACTAGGTGTTCCTTATGTGAGTGTCCTCGGTGATCTGGTACTTGGTTATATTCTAGGTGTAGATGAGGATCCTGATAGTCCTACTCTGTACCCTGCGTCCTGTGGTCCTGGTTCTAGCGGTGGTGCCATCACAGGTTCCAACGTTACGTACAAGCACCGAGAAGGAAATCAGAAATGGCCGACGAGGTAAAGAACAATAACGTCCGTGCCTTCTTGCAGATGATTCGTTACTGCGAGGGCACTGATGGAGTATATGGATACGCCACTCTGTTTGGTGGTCGTGTCTTTGAATCGTTTGCAGATCATCCGCGTAAGCTGGTGGACTTCAAACTAGGTGGCAAGCCGTACAAATCTAGTGCGGCTGGTGCCTATCAATTTCTACAGAAGACTTGGGATGCCCTAGTCAAACAACATGGCTTCAAGGACTTCGGTCCAGAGAACCAGGATCGCGCTGCTGTCGAATTGATTCGTGGCAGGCGTGCTCTGCAAGATGTGATCAATGGTGACCTTAAGGCTGCTGTTGACAAGTGCAATAAAGAATGGGCATCACTGCCGGGCAGTCCTTATGGACAACCGGTTAAATCATTTGAACAGTGTAAAGCTGTCTACCTTAAGAATGGTGGAGTATTGAAATGACACCCGCTATCGCAGCCATCCTCAGCGTTCTTCCTAACATCCTTGACCGTGTTCTGCCTAATCAGTCAGAGCGTCAGCGGGCACAAGAGGAGCTAGCGAAGATTGCCGTCAATGGAGAAATCCAGCAGATGGTCTCGCAGATGGAAGTCAACAAAGTAGAAGCTGCCAGTGAGAGTATGTTCGTTGCTGGTTGGCGGCCGTTTGTTGGATGGATGTGTGGTATTGGTTTTGCTTATGCAACTATCGGACATGTGATGTTGAGTTGGTTGTCTGGTGCTATGGGTTGGGGAATGCCCCCGTCCATTGATGCCGATGTGCTGACTACTACACTGTGGGGTATGCTTGGTCTTGGCAGTCTTCGTACTGTTGAGAAGATTAAGGGCGCTACTCAAGGGAGTAAGTAATGCTTAAAGGAAGAGACCACGATCAGAACACCTACGTCCATGGTACGTACAATGCTATCTGTGATGTATGTGGATTCAAGAAGAAAGCAGTTGACATGCTGTCGCGGTGGGACGGTCTCTTCGTTTGCAAGGATGATTGGGAACCGAGACACATACTGGACTTTGGTAGAGCACCTCATGAGAGGAACGGAGTACCGATCGCTCGGCCTGATCCGTTGCCTAGGTTCAAAGATATTCCATACATCATGGATATCGAAGAGCCGGAAGTTACCTGGACTACTATCTACCTAAACGAGATCACTGCTGAGTATTCGGGTGGTCCTGTGTATGGTGTGACTGTACTGACTGACACATACAACATCCATCAAAACTTTGGTGGTGGTATCTGGTCTGTGTACAAGAGTGGTGGATTGCCGGGCATTGCTAGATTCACAGCAACCGTCGTCTCAGCAACTCCTAGTACCACGGCAATGAACTTTGTGATCAATGATATTCCAGTCCCGGTATCTAGTCTAGTGACACTGGCCAACAATGAGGTTGTCTTTGAGGTTGAAGAGGACACCACATTCAGTGCGTATGTGTTGCCTCAGTATGCGCCTAGCTCTGGAGCAACGACGATGGTCCCGACTACTATGGCGTCTATGGTACTGGGATTAGTTCCAATACTGCAAGCTGTCGTTGGTGATCCAACCAACATCGTAGCTCAGTTGAAGGTTGAAATACAATCCTAATGATAGGAATCTATAATGGCAATTTCGAATAGTTACGATTGGAATCTAACCAGAACTGAAATCATCTCTGATGCTCTTCGTATTGCTGGTGCCCTTGGTGAGTGGGAGACTGCGTCTGCTACTCGCCTATCTAGGCTGACCTCGATCCTTAACGGGATCATCAAGATGAAGCAGCAGATCGGTATGCCTCTGTGGAAGATCTCTTCCCTTGGTCTTCCGATCCTTTCGTTCGGTGGCAACATCATCACTGTTGGACAAGGCAGTGCTACTATCGTTGCTGCCAAACCCTTGAAACTCCAGAGTGCCTGGCTTGCTAACTTTAACACAGTCCAGCCCCGAAGGGAGTTGGAGATTGTTGGACGTAGGGAATTCCTAGGTCAAGCTACTACCTACTCTACTGGTAGTCCGAACACCATCTACATGAGTCCTCTTCGTGAGTACAGTGAGATCTGGGTTCATCCGTACCCGAGTGAATACTCAATCGCCAATGAGTACATCGAGATTCATTACCAAGCTACCATCAGTGATGTAGATAGTTCTACTGATAACGTCGACTTCCCTACTGAGTGGCTGCTTCTGATTACGTATGAACTAGCAGATGTAGTTGCTGCCATGTATGGCACACCTGCTGCTGAACGGTCAATGATTATCTCTAAACTGAAAGACCTTCGACAGATGGCAGAGCAGTTTGATGTAGAGGAGGGGAGCCTGTTCATTAGGCCCAACTATAATGGCTAACAGTAATAATCCACGGCAGAGTACACAGGCACAGGCGTTTATTCCTGCGTTTGGTGACGACACTCTTGCTCTTGGACAACTGTCTGACCGTACTCTCTCCAAGTTCTCTCTCGTTGATTGTGTCCCTACCTTCATCAAGAATGTGGGACAGGATCCAGTCTTCAGTGTGCTGCCACGTCCACCGATCATCTTCCGTACTAGCCAAGCTGTAGGCGAGATGATTGTTGCTGTTGCTAAGGGTGAAGACGTACAGCCCAACTACGCTATGAACTCAGACGGTGAGATCTATGAGACCAACCCGTCACAAGGACTGTACACTCTATTCGCTACCATCTCTACTACTGGTCCGTACATCTACACATCAGGGATTCAATTCGTAATTGCTGGTGTTAGATACATGGCGTTCATGGCATGTAACGGTACTGGTGATGCAGACCTGCATGTGTATAACTTGACTGTTGGTGGTGCTCCCACTGTAGTTGATCTAGCTGCACAAGGGGTGTTGCTTCCTAGGGATCTTAGATTCCTGGATGGTTACCTGTTCATTCATGACGGTAACTATATCTACAACTCCAACGTTGGCCAACCTACTACGTGGCTCATCTCCACGAACTTCACAGCGGCGGAGATGGTTGGTGATAACATCACTGGCCTTGCTGTCCACAGGAACCATCTGGTTGTGTTTGGAACTACCTCTATCGAGTTCTTCTATAACGCGTCGATTGAGATTGGTTCTCCGATGAAGAGGCAAGCAGCTTATGCTACTACCTCCATTGGAAAGATTGAGAAGCCAAACATCCCTGACACTGGTCAGATTGAGGATAGACTTTACTTCGCTGCATTGGTTGATGGTGTTGAGGTTATGGCTGTCATTGACAACTTCAAGATCAAGTTGATCAACGACAACGTAGTTCACAAACAAACGACCGCTACTATTGCTCTGGGTTATGAGATCCCACTGCCGGACTCGGCTTCCTCCATCAACGTAGTTAGGTTGTATGGTAACGCCGCAGTTGTTTGGTCTGGCCCTGGACAGCACTACGTCTACTTCCCTGATTCTAATTCATGGGCTTTGTTTAACATCAAAGATGCGACTAATGGTCTTCGATTGATTAGGTGGTTCTACACAGTAGCTGGAAAGACTAACGCCCTATTCCTAGACGCTGCCCCTGGGCAGGTTAACTATGGAATCATGGCACACAACGTCATTGTTGAAACAGCCACCACCCAAATCAACCCCGCTCCTGAATGGTACAGTCAAGTCCTAGAGTTTGGCAACTACAATAAGAAGCTGCTTAAGTGGGTGGATGTGATTGGTACGTTTGGTGCCTGGGGAATCTCCATGTCTCTGTCGTTGGATGAAGGTAGGAAGAACTACTGGATTACTACAGCAGAGACTAAGAACCAGAACGATGCTGCATTCAATAACGAGATCTTTCCTGTCAGGTTTAGGATTAACCAACCAGTACGCAGGTTTGTGATCAAGGTTGTGTTTACCCCAACTGGGAATATAGCAACAGACTCTCCATTCAACTTTGAAAAGTTGTCCCTAGAATTCAACCAGTATACATTATAATGGGCATCAACTCACAACTAAGACCGACAATCAATAACGAGACCACCGATGGTGCTGGCAGTATTTCGTTTGGTAGTGAAAAGTTCGCTCCCTCGTTTACTGCTGGCATCACAGGTACTGGTAATGCTATTGGGTCATACCAACTGCTAAGTCGGATTGTATTCTTCAAGGTGATTATCCAAGGCTCGTTCACTGTTGGTGGTAGTGTGGTCATGGCAGATCCAATATCACCTGCTCGATTCCCTGCAGGTCATGCATTAGCTGGTGATGTGTTGACTAGGGGAATGGGAAACATTGAGTCTTCAACTACAGGACCAGCCGTTACGTTTCAATTAGAACCAGGTGGATGGGCCATTACAGCCGGCACCTACACTTGGCTTAAACTAACCGGTTGGTACTGGGCCGAATAACAGAGGAAAATTATGGACGATTTTTATAGTCAATTTGCGCAGTCCTATGCAGGTGTTGGTGGCAGTCCTCAGATGCAGGCCATGATGAAGACCACTGCTGCTAATCCGGGACAACCCTGGCAATGGTCACAGTATGACTCCATCGCTGGTATGACGATGGATCAGGCTCTTGCTACCGGTAAGATAGATGAGATCCCATCGTTCAGTCCTGGTATGTTTGAGCCTGGTGGTCAACAGCCTAGCAGGATGTACAACCAGTTCGGATCCCGTGATTTGTTTGGTGCTAATCATGAGCTTGGTGGTGATACCCGCGGTCGTATGTGGACTGTTGGTGCTGATGGCCGACTGCAAGATGCCGGTCTCCAAGAGACTTCCCAATGGGGTGCACTCAACTCATTCCTTGGTGCTAGCTTGCTTGGTGGTTTTGGTGCTGCTGCCTTGGGTGGTGGTGCTGGTGCTACTGTCGCTGCTCCCGGTGGACTGGAGATGGCTACTGCTGGTGCTGGCATGGGTGGAGTTGGATCGGTAGGTGCTTCGGCTGCTGCCACTGGTGCTGCCGCAGGCAGTGGTCCTATCTCTGTTGGTGGTGCAGGTGGATTGCCTTCCCAGGCAGCAGGTGCAGCAGGTGGTCTTGGTAGCCTCTTTGGTGGTGATACTGCAAGCCTTCTGCGTAACCTGATTGGTGGTGCTGGCGCAGCATACGATGCATACCAAGGATACAAAGACGCTGGTGAAATGCGTGACTGGCTGACTGGCCAGACTCCTAACTTTGAATACTATCAAGACAAACTCAAGACGTCGTATGACGATCCGGGTTCGTACTTCAAGGGAGCGGACTTCAATGCTGGGTTCGATGTGCTTCACAATAAACTTCAGAGGAACGATGCTGCTGGTGGACGCTTGGCTGCTGACGCTGGCCGTCAATCTGAGCTTCAGAAGTATACCCTTGATAGTTTGAATGGATACCGTACTGGACTTGAGGGTGTGGTTAACAACCAGACTCGTGCCCGTCTAGGTGGTAACGAAGCGTTCATGGCTAACCAAGCTAATCGCAGGGATGCTATCTCTCCGATCACTACCTTCCTCGGCAACATTCTTGCTGGTCAATAAAGGATAATCATGGCTGGATATGATGGTACTAAACTGAGTGGTGCCCTTGGGGGTCTCTTCAAGGGAGAGGCCATTCATCGCAGCATGCTGCAGGACATGGCTAACCTTGAACAGACTAGGGCTAGCACTGGCCAACTAAATCAGAAGATGCAGTTCGATCAGGAACTGCAACCTCTGCTGAAGAGAGAACAGGAACTGAAGAACACCACTTCGGAACTTGGTCACACGACTACTGAGATCGGGCACGACACTGCCCGTCTTGGACAGATCACTACTAAGCAGGCTCAAGAGAAAGAGGACATGGCTCAGTTCGCCGATAGGCAGAGGCAACTGTCTATTGAACTATCCGAGCTACCTCCTGGTATGCAGTGGGATTATGCGAAGGAAGCACTCAGCGAGAACCCGAAGAGCAAGCACTTCTATGACAGCCTTCAAGCTGCTCAGATGAACAACATGATTCCCAAGAACAAGGATGGTAGCACTCCTACCTTGTCACAGGTTCTTAGTCGTATGTCAGATGCAACTATGCAAACCAGTCTTGCCATGCGTAAGATGCAGATTGAGGCAACTCAAGCTGGTATGATTGAAGGCATGAAGGGTGATAGGGCATTGCAGCTTGAGATGCTTAAAGGCAAGAACGACATGGCTGTTGCCCAGATGAAGGCAGGTGTTGATCGTCAGATCGCTGCTGCTAGACTCGCTGCTCAGAAGTCTGGTGTTGATACTGCTAAGACCTTCCAACAGAACGCCAACAAATATTTTGATATGGCGATGCAGGAAAAAGATCCTGAGAAACGGGCGATGATGCTTCAAGCTGCTAACCAGTTTAAGGAAGCTGCCATCTCTGTTGGTCCTGTTAGTGATCCTCAGCAGGCAGTGCTTGGTGAAGATGGTATTCAGTATGTGGATCGTAGGCCACCGCGTCAAGCGTTCGTCATGCCTGGTACGCAACCTGGTGCACCTGGTCAAATGCCACAAGCTCCGGCTGCTACTGTTAACACTGCTCCTCAAGGGGCACAACCAGCACAGCAGGGACAAGGCAAGCGATACGAACCCAAGTCTAAAGCAGAAGCTCAGTCAATGATGAAGGCAGCCAAGAGTGGCGACACTATCATCTACAATGGAAAGGCATTCACTAAACCGTAATTCTTTACGAGGCATAAATGGAAAAGGGTAATTGGGGTGATCTCGAAAAAGAGGTCACTGGTAGTTGGGGTGATCTAGAGCAAGAACTGGGCGGAAGTTCAGGTAAGTCGTCAGCAGATCTTCGCAAAGAATACGAAGCGATGCCTGATCGTGATCTGACTACCATGGCATCTGACTTTGCTGGTCGTGCTACTAAGGCAGTCATGAGTATCCCCGGTTCTATTACCGGATTGGTTGCACCTAGCTCCCAGTTGGCCAAGGACTTCAAAGATGCCAACGAGATTATCGACAAGACATGGCTGTCTAGCCAAGCACAAGCACTGGATAAAGCTAATCAAGCTGGGATGAAAGAAGCCTCGGCTAAGGGTGAGTTGGGTGTCAGTGAGTGGCTTGGTCAGATGGCCAAGAACCCCACTGAACTACTCGGTAGTGAGGTGGTTGGTCAGGGTGGTCCTCTCATTGGTCTGGGTAAAGTCCTTGCCACTAAGAGCACTGCCCTTGCCCTTGGTGTTATGGGTACTATCAACAGTGCCTCTAGCATGGGTGAAGTCCGTCAGACATTCTATCAGAATGTACAGAAGGCTTCGGATGAAGATCTCCAAGCTACCACTCCATTGTATGCATCTCTCCGTAAGCAGATGGATGAAACCTCTGCTAAGAAGATTCTAGGAGAACAAATTGATGGCAAGCTTGTCGGCGGTATGGCCGCTGCTGGCGTTATTTCTTGGCTTGCTGGTAGGACTGGTGCTGAGAAAGCTATTGCGGGCGGGGCGGGTACGGGAGTATCTGGACTAATCAAGACTACCGGCAAGGAAGTTGTCGGTGGAATGGCGGAGGGTGGTACTACCAGCATCGGCGGTAACCTAGCTACGCAGTCCGTGGACCCCTTCCAAGACCTACTTGAAGGTGCAGCCCTTGGCGCTACACAAGAAGCGACTGTAGGCGTTGCTATGAGTGCTGGCGGGCATTTGCTCAGCAAGCAGGATGGCACACAGAAGGTCGTCGATAAGAAATCCAAGGAAGTTTTAGACGCTGTTGACAAACAAGTTCAGAACAAGATTGTAGATACTGTAGTTCCTGATGCCAAGGGTGAGAAGGTTATGATGCCCAGTCCCCATGATCCTAATGTCATGTGGGAAGTGGACAAGAACAGCACGGCCTATCGTAACTTCATGGCTAAGGCTACTGCTGCAGAGACGGGTAGTACGTATGGTGTGGATGTCGGTGATCCCGATAGCACTGATACTAACTTCCCGATGGCTAACAAGCAGCCAGTCCAAGTTGAAGCTGTTGTACAGCCCAAACAAGATTTCGGATTCACTAACATCGAAGATGATGGTATTAGTACAGTTGATGTAGAACCTGTTGAAGTTACCCCGCCTCTTACCAAATCTGTAGATGTTGGCACTGCCTACAACTACCAGACGTTCCCTGAAGGAATGCTCCCTACGCCTACGCCTATTCAAGTTCCTCGTGCTGACATGACGATGAATGAAGTGGTTCAGGAGCAGACACAAGATATGAACATGGGTGAGACCCTTGATTGGATCACTACCCATGCTAAGAACCCTCAGTACCAGTGGATCTCCAATAGGCTGACTGGATTCGTCCGTGCCTATGAAGCCATTGGTGGTGAGTTCTCATTCAAGTCACAGAATGATCTGTTGAATATCCCAGGTGGTAAGGCTCAGGGTAGGTTGATCCCTAACCAGCCCAATCCACTGCGTGATCCCAATGAGATGCAGCCAGGTAGGATGACTGCTGTTGTTGGGCAGCGTGGTCGTAGCTTCGAGACTATTCTCCATGAAGCTATCCATGGTATCACCAGCAACATGATCGCTCGGTCACAGTACGATCCTAACTTTGCACTGGATCATCCTGCTATGAACCGTGCAGTCATGGATATGCAAGCTCTATTTGAACACGTTAGAGGTAAGTCGGATATCCCGAACCTGTCTAAGACTAATCAACGGATGTTTGATAACCTCCATGAGTTCATGTCCTATGGTCTGACTAATCCCCAGTCTGTCCAACACCTGAAGAACATTCCCTATCAGAAGAGCAATGCCTTCGTTGAGTTCGTCCGGAAGATCGGTGATCTCCTTGGACTCACACAGAATCCTAATGCTCACGCTGAGATGCTGCGGATCTTTGACGAGATCAGTCAGGATCCTATGCAAGCTGCCAAGACTGTACCTGTTAGTACCGTACTGGCTAAGGAGATGATCAACTACCGTAGACAGGGGTTCGATTTACTAAATAAAACGGATCTGGAATCTGGGACGGAGGCTGCTGCCAATCTGGAAACCGACATTGCTGGCGTAGCCATGCTGTCTAAAGTTTCTGGAACGCAGAAAGCTGTATCTAAACAGTCCATGGCTGAAGCACAACAAGCATACAACTCTGCTTGGAAGTTTGAGAATGGTAAGGTAGTCATGAACCTTAAGGATACTGACCCACATCCAGAAGCTACTGCTGCTGTGAACCAGGTCAGTGCTACCATGGACAAGTTCGTTGCTGCACTGAACAATCCTCTGTGGGTTCAACAGAACCCGAAGCTTGCGGAGAAGGTTCGTGCTATGCAGTCTCTGACTAACCAAGTAGTATCTCGACTGGGCAAGCGTGCTAGTACATCTGAACGTATGACTGCAATGCTTGACCTTGTTGGTAATGATCCTGCTAAGATTCTTCGTCTTGCACTGACAGATCCAGAGTTCTCTGGTCTGATGGCTGCTCGTACTAAGAACACTACCTACATGAAAGCCTACCTCTCTGGTGTTCAGAACTTGTTTGATCTGAACAATATTGAGATGGGTGCTCTGATTACTAAGCTTGAGAACGCTGCTCCTGTTGCCCATGCACTGATCCCTGTATCCTCAGATGCATCCACTATCGGTACTCCTAACAGGACGGACAATCGTCTGTCTGGTTTGCTTGGTAACTTCCAATCCATCGGCACTCTTGATGAACTCAACATTGCTATGGCGGATCAACCGGGTGATATTAGCAGGAGTCCGATGGGACAACTACTGCGTCCTGGCATTCGACACCTGTCTGTTGACACTGGTCATCCGTTGATCAGCTTCGTCAACTACAGGATTGACCGTGCTCTATCCAAGGCCAAGTTCAAGATGAAGTCTGTTCTTGATACCAAGGATAAGCGATCGATGGTTAGTGCCATGCACAAGATGTCAGTGGAAGATAAGATCCTTGTGTCTAAGATCCTTCAGCGTGGTGATAAACTATCTGTGCAAGTGGATCCGTACCAGATTCCTGGGCTTACTAACGCCCAGATCAATGCCATCAATGCCCACTACCGAGTGGACGGAGATGTACTAGCAGAGCAACAAGCCGCTGCTAAAGCAACTGGTAACCCACCGATCAGGGCTCGGCATGGCCACACTCCTGCCTCTTTCCGTGGTACGTTTCGTGCACTGGTTAGGGATAAGGATGGTAACCCTATCGGGTTCATTGGTGAAGATAACAAGTATACCTTCGCTAAGGCTGAAGAGTGGGTGAAGAAGAATCATCCTGATGCTCACGTTACCCGTCTACCGGATCGTGCTGCAGACAATGGATATAAGAACGCGGTTGATCTTCGTGAGTATCAGAAACTGTTTGCTGATATTCCTGATGCCTCGGAGGCTGTGATTGAAATCGCTAAGGCGATGGACAACAGCATCTACGGTATGGACAAGAGGATCAAGGAGAAGCTTGGTATCTGGGGTAGTGAAGGCAACAAGCCATGGCGTGATGACAAGGACAATGCTAATGCATTCTTTGAGAATCTCCTGTCGTACTATGATGAGGCATACACTCACCATGCACTGCAGAGTCCTCTGAAAGATATCCATAAAGCTACTACCGACTACGCGATGGATGCTCCCAACGCTGTTGAAGAAGTCAACCAGTATCTTCGTACCATGGTTTACCATGAGATGAATGATGTGGGTGCTGGAATCAACAAGCTAGTGGATGGTATCCTGAAAGGATTTGGCGGAAGTCTTCGTGGTACTAACAAGGCAATGTCCCCGATCAGGGAGTGGATGACTACCTCTGCTCTTGGATTCTACAACATGCAATACCTAATGGCACAGCTTGTTCAAGTTGTAGCTACTGGTGGTCCTGTTGCTAGTGTCATCAAGAATGATCTGAAGCTCGGTACCTTTGATCAGGCTAAGGCGTATCGTGATAACCTCACGATGATGGCTGGCTTGGTTCTGGGTAAGGCTGGACCTCCGCTATCACCGGATCAGAAAGCTGCTCTTGCCTATATCAATGAGGAGACCATCGCTGGTCAATCCCACATTGAGCATAGGACTGCAGCCCACGCTGGACCTGCTGTGAGGATTGCCCGTAAGATTGGTCAGCAAACCATGAACCTTGGTGAAGCTATGACTCGTAGTCCTGTGTTCATCTCGTACTATAATCTGATTCGTAACAGCCCTGTCGGTAGAGCTATGCCTCTTGCTGACGTTCTGGATACTGCCAAGAATCTGACACAGTACGCGATGATCGACTACAACGCATGGCAGAGGCCACAGGTCTATGCTCGACTCGGTACTGCTGGTAGTCTTATCGGCACGTTCAGCACCTATAAACATGGTGTCATTGGTCTGAGTAAGACACTGGCTAAGGATGGTCTCAATGGTAACATTGGTCCGTTCGTTCAGCTAGTGGCGTTCATGCTTGCGACTGCAGGTGCTATTGGTATGCCTGGTATCGAAGAGACTGACGAACTGATGAAGTGGTCTAACGAGAACCTTGGTACTAACATGCCTACACCGAAGGACTGGCTGCTGAAGAATGGACACCCGTGGCTTACCATGGGTCCGCTGTCTGGTATCACTGGTCTGGATCTCCATGCCAAGTATGCCATGAATAAGCTGGTCAATCTGAGCAGTGATATCATGCCCTCGTTGTCTATGTTCTACGATCCTCTGTCTGCTGTTGGTAAGCTTGCCGCTGAGTCGGTTAAGAATGGAGAGCCAAGGACTGCTACGGTTAAAGCTGCTGTTAAAGCAGCACTGCCTGCATCCCTGCGCAATCAGTTCGATACCCACTTCAATGTGAAAGAGACGCTATCAGGTAAAGGAAAGCTACTCAACAAGGAAGGTGAAGTCAAACAGTTGCTTACACAGGATGAAGTTGCTACTCGTAAGAGTGTGCAAGGTGAGATCCTGGGTGCTAAGTCACTGACTGAATCCATTACATCCCAACGTTACTGGGAAGCTTCTAGTAAGATTAGGACGAACGAAGATCGTATGTCTTCCATCTCCAACACATTCAAGAAATATGCATTGGATCAGTCTCTGTCTGCTGCACTGGCTAAGGAACTAATGGTTGACTATGTTGCTGCTGGTGGTAACCCTGACACCCTGATCAAGTCTGCTGGGGAGTATGTCAAGGACAGTCAACTGCCTGCCATCATGCGTGGTCTACTGAAAGGTAAAGCTACAGTGAATAAACAGATCGCCGCAGAAGCAATCAAAAAATAACAAGCTGAAATGAAAAAAGCCCCTATAGTCGTGAGACCGTAGGGGCTTTCTTTTTTTCTACTCAGTTTTTATCAGCACGTTCAATGGCTTGTTGATTACTATAGCTACCAGCAGCATAGCGAGTATTCAATTTGCGCATGTTACCAGCCTCAATATGATCCATACCGAACCCAACAACATTGACTAGGGCTTGGAGGTAGAACCGGATATCACCAAGCTCTTCGAACAGATGCTTGCCATCCAGATCTTTACCATAGACTGTATGCTTCTTGATAATATCAACAACCTCACCAACTTCACCGGCAAGACCGAGAGCACAATGATTCAGTTGTGCTTTGAAGTCCTCATCTTTGAACAGGCGACGAACAAAGACTTCATACTCTTCCGGAGGATCAGCGTCATGCAGTCCGGCAATCCTATATGTAGGTGTCATAGGCATCCTCGGATCAGACTCCGGCTGGAATCCGAAGAGGTTCATCTGCCCCTCGTTTGGCACGCTTCCACCACTGGATGAGCGGTTGTTTGTACTCATACTCTTTGTATTCTCCATTGCGATTTAGGAATCCCCAAACTTTGACACGCTTCTCTCGGTGGATGAAGATTGTCCAGACTGTCTTCCAGTCATCCGGTAGAATGACTCGATGAAAGTCCGTACCCCTGAGTGTATTGAACCACCTAACTTTATGCAGATGTCCACCACGGTCCTCAATATACGAACCGGCAATGATAAGAGAAGCAGCGTAAGGCCAAGGATGATCGTGCAGGCCGCGATCAGGATCGCTACCAACAAAACGATGCAGGTAACAAGTAAATCCCAGAACTGAGAATAGGAAGTATCTCTCCAGATATGGACGGAAGCTCCCGTCTTCATTGGTCTCTCCGATAATCCGCAGTGGCAGGTGTGAGGAAATGTGATATAGAAGATTACGTAGCATTAGAACAACACCATCTTAATAGGTCCAATATGCACAATCAATCCCGACCGCTGTGTGATCTGAACATCATCACGCTGCAGCATGTCCTCGATTGTCCAATCGGGGTCGAGTTCCGTATCATCGGGAAGTACCAATGAAGGATACTCAAACAATTCAAAGCCAAGTACCAGGCCGTGAACAAAGGCAAACTTAATCCTTCTTGGGAACATTGAATTCCTTTACGTCCTTGATCATACCAAGTGGAATCAGGATGCGTGCGTTACTGTCAGTACCGGCAGTACCAACAGTAGATGCAATAATGATTCCCTCATCCGACTCAGCAACCAGGAATCCAATGGTATAAATCAAGGGGGGTTTAGCCTCAAGGGTGTCGTTCTGTTCCCATCCAAGATGCGTCTCGGCATCATACCACTGGACAAATACCAACTTAGGGAAGTCGCTCATGCTTTCCATACCTCATTCCAATTTCCTGTGAGAGTTCCTTTGCCATAATCAACAGCACGGTTCTCAAAGAAGTTAGTGTGGCCTACGGCATTGACCAACTCCTCAACCCAAGGCAACGGGTTCTTCTTAACTTTGAAGATTCCCTTCAGCCCCATACTAATCAGTCGCCGATCCGCGATGTACCGGATGTACCCTTTGACTTCTTCTTTGGTGAGTCCTTCCATTTCGGTGATTCCGAAGGCAAGGTCAATGAAGGCGTCTTCGTGTTTGACCATCGTTTCAGCAGCCGAGTAAATAGATTCTTTACGCTCATCATTCATGTACCCCTTAGCTTGTAGTCTGAACAGTTTAATCATTGCTTCGGTATGCAGAGATTCATCCGCGATACTCCATTGAATGATCTGTCCCATACCGCGTAGCTTACCAAAGCGAGTGAAGTTCAACAGCATGGCGAAGCTACTGAACAGTTGCATACCTTCAATGAATCCAGAGAACACCGCCATCGTAAGCAGTGGTTCTTCTAGTTCAAGGATGTAATCAGCGAAGGCATGCTTCTCCTTCATCTCAGCATACTTGGAGAACTCGTTATAGATTGTCTCCGGCATCCCCAGGCTTTCGATCAGATGGGAGTAGGCAGCTACATGCAGTGCCTCTCGCGCACCAAAAGAAAGTAACATCATGCGGATCTCTGGGTCCACCGATTCCGGTATGTAGGTTCTGGCATACGCGCTTGCCACGTCTAGGTCCCCCTGAGTGAAGAACCGGAAGAGGTGCGTCAAAAAAGTCGTCTCTCCAGGTGACAGTCTTAAGTTCCAATCTTTTATGTCCTCGTTTAGAGGCACTTCGTATGGTAGCCAATGCATCTGCTCCGATTGTTTCCAGTAGTCAAAGAACTCAGGATGTTTGAATGGTTTGAATATACTCATGTTTTGTATGCCCAATGAATAGAGATGAACTCCATAAGGCAGTCTTCATCTGAGTGGTTAAGGAACCTATCATCTACTCGTTTAACATACTCAACAATGTGCTCAACGGTAGCGCAATGTTTGATGTTAAGAGTCTTTCCATCTCTAACGAAACCCCAAGGTTCATCCCAACAATACACATCCTTTGGATTTACTGGCAAGCTAAACATTCGTCATCTCCCTTAGCCAGTGCAGTCATATCAATCTTGATCCTTTCGATCTGTTGGCCAATCTTATCAGCCTTCCTCAGCTTGTCAGATCGACAGTAGTACAGTGCTTTGACACCGTGCTTCCATGCTTGGAAGTGACAGGCGTGTAGATATGCAACGTCAACTGAGGGCGGGAAGAACAAGTTAACCGATTGCCCTTGATCGATATACTCGGCTCGGTCTGCTGCAAACTCAACGACCCACCGTTGATCGATCTCCATCGCAGTCTTGAAGACATCTCGTACACCCTCATCAATGTGGTCTAGATGTTGAATGCTACCGTCATGCTGCAAGCACGACTGCCAATCCTTCTCACTCAGAAGGGCAAGAGATTCGAGTACCGGGTTCCGATGGATATGGCTTCCTGAAAGAGTGTCTTGCCGATAGACGTTTGCACGAATAGGCTCAACGCTAGGGCTGATGTTCCCAAGAACAATACTAGTAGAAGCAGTGGGTGCGATCGCCATGACGTGGCTGAATCGTTTTCCATTGGCGTACTTAGTTGCACCTAGTTTCTCCGCGAGAGTTGTGTTAGCCCAGTCAAGTTTACTACGGATGTTGCTGAAGATCTTGAGGTTCAATCCTTTCGCCATCGGGCTTTCCCATGGGATGCCTTTGCTTTGGAGTAGTGAATGGAATCCCAGAGTACCCACACCAACAGAGCGATATTCACGCACAAAACGAAGGGCTCTCCATAGAGCATCAGGAGCGTCACGTTCGAACACCTTGCATACATTCTCCAGCATCAAGAGGATATCGTAATAGAACCAGTGATCGTACTTCCAATCTTCCCAGTACATCAGGTTCACACTACTAAGACAGCAGACAGCAGTAAGGTCAGGACCAGTGGGCAGTTCAATCTCAGCACACAGGTTACTACCGTACAACTTGTCTGGTCCTACCTCGGCATCCTTCCTAGCAGTGTCGATGAAGTGGAGGTATGGTTCTCCAGTCTGCATGCGAGTAGCTAGGATCTTTTGCCACAGTTCCTTGGCACTGACCGTCTTACGGACTACGCCGGTGGGATCAACGAGGTTCCACGAGTCGTCTGCGTTGGCGTCGAGCATGGCACGCTCGATGATCTGCATAAAGTCTTCCGTAATGTTGATACCGTGGTGTAGGTTTTCACAACGAAGACGAGGATCACCAGTAGGCTTACGCATATCAAGAAAAAGCTCAATGTCAGGATGACAAATATCGAGATAGGCAGCGTAACTACCACGTCGTGTAGTCCCTTGTCGGTATGCTTCAACAGAAGCGTCATAGATTTTCATGTGTGGCATGACACCAACTGACTTGTCGTCAGCTGATCTGATCTGCACATGAACACCTACCCCACCACCTGCCATACTCAGAGTGTTAGTCTCGCTGAGGTTTTCAATCAAACCTTCAGACGAGTCCTCCATGTAGTTCAGGTAGCAGGAGATAGGCAAGCCACGTTTGGTTCTGCCGTAGCTCAGGATGGGAGTGGAGAACGAGAGCCATTGCTTAGAGGCGTAGTCATACAGTCGTTGTGCATGCTCATCATCAGAAGCAAAGGCTCGTGCTACAAAAGCAAAACGTTCTTGAGGACTGGTCTCATCAGGCTTAAGGTAGGAGTCCTTCATCCTCAGCAACCCCAGGGGGGTGAACAGGTTGTCCCTGCTCAGGTCGATCGTGATTCCGTAGATAGTCTTGGAGTTCTTGGTCACACTCTCGCTCATTGATCCGGTTCCTCTTGATCTTCCGAGTCGGATCTCGCGTCGGTTCGATCGGCAATGGTTTTTTCAATGTAGGTAATCCGTTCATTAATCCTGTCTGCGAATCGTCGAACGAGATCCTCGGTACTGATGTCGAGGAGTTCGAGGATGTCGACCTCATCATACTGGAGTAGTTCGGTCAGGATCGTTGGCACGGCTCTCTTGCTCCATCAAAAATAGTTCAAGCTTAGCCAGAGAATTCCATGCCTCATGAGCCAAGTGATAACAATTGAAATCAGGATCCACTCTTTCACCCCGATCGTGGTAGTTCTGGTGTCGTTCTTGTGCATCGGCATACCTCTCATATCCACCAGGTACATGCTTCCAACCACCCGGTGTGTATTTCTTGGCACCATGAGTGGTGATCTCCGCCACTGCATAGAGAGCACGAGCGAAGCCAGCCTTCATCAATGCCATGCGGACCTTACCTGCATCCGCCTTGGCACCTGGAATGTGATTGGCTAGGCCATTAGGATCTTCCTCCACCTTTGGCTTAACAAATTGTCGAAGCATATTAAAATCCGACGACATTTCGGAACTCCGTTTTCTTTTCAGATTTGATTGCGTCCTTACCACGAAACCATTTGCCACAACTCATGCATGTGTATCGCTGATACTTCAGAGTATTGGCAACCACACTACCACGACGTTGATGGTGATCGCTACCACAAGCAGGACAGACAGAAGCATCTGTATACACTCCGACGTTAGGATGATTAGAAATCCAAGGAAGCAACCGCGTGTACAATTTACCAAGTACAAGTACATCATTCATGTTGTACTCTTCCATGGTCTTCCATGCATTCTTATCCTTTTGCATACACTGTGCCCATACAGTAAACGGAACCTTACCCTTGAGAGCAAGACCCAACTGCTTCAGCACATGTTCAAGTTTGTTGCTAGTGAATCGGAACTTACGCTTCACCGTTTCATACAGATCAATCTGTTTGTACGGCGAGGGCGGTGGCATGTTGGCACGAAGGAACTCAGTGTTCATCACAGGGATATCGAATCGTTTCCCGTTGTAGTGAACCACGAAGTCAGCTTCACTGAGGAAGTTAGACAGTCCAACCAGGAGTTCTTTCTTACTCGACTGATTGACACTATCAAAGTAGATCTCGTCACCACCATACCACATGGCCGAGTAGCATAGCAACTCACTGGTCTCGATCAATCGATCCAGTGGAATGTTCTCTCCCCACAATCCCCACACATAGGCGGTGTTAGGACTGGTCTCGATGTCGATCAGTAGGATCCGAGGTTGGGTCATGTTCAAAGACCTCCATGAAATCATCGAGGTACATGAGTACCATCGGCTGCTTGTGATTTGCTTTAACAACTGCAATGGGGATCATGTGTTTATCCTTACCATCATCAGCTTGTTTAAGAAATTTATAACCAGAGAACGTGGCAATGTTCTTGCACTCAATTCCGAAAGGGAATTTCTTTTGGGCAGCGGGGGACAGTTGAATGTCATTACCTGACTGGCCCATCCCTGTGCTACGTACATCACCAGGTTCTAGATCTGGATACTTAACAAGGATTGAATCTCTAACACGTTGCTGGAGATTACGTCCCTTCGCCTTAGCTGATGCAGGTTTCATTATGGAATGCAGTAGGTCCATCCAAACAACTTGCACCTGACGCTATCGATTGGAGAACGTAAGCCCTCTCGGCTTCTGTCCTCATGATTGTCAGCAATCTTTTATTCAGTAAAAACTGATCGAGCATATCATGGAAGTCATACAGATCACGGACATGATCCGCCATCTCATTCACATACAACTTGTTCAGGATCTTTGCTGACTTAGCAGGACCGATACCCGGTAGACCAGGGATGTCATCACTGTTATCACCCATCAACATCTGTTGCCAGAAGTTGAAGTGTGCATCTGGATCTGATACATTCGTCACCTCACCCTTAACAAAGTTATAGTGAATACCTGGAATCTGTAGCAGATCCTTGTCGATGGATACGATTACATCCCCATCAGCATAAGCAATACCAAGTTCGTCATCAGTCTCGATATCCTGTGCCAGTTCGAAGTGCCACTTCTCTAGCAGGTATTCCCTGCATAGCTCAAGGTGGGTAGGCACTGGCACATCACGACGAGAGTGCTTATAGTCTGCATAGATGGAGTGGCGAAAGTTATTCCCTCCCCCGATCCAGCCCCTATAATCCTGAGTGTTCATGTTATAGAAGATCTGTTCAATGCATTGATTGATCCGACCCTTAGCTACGTAACCCTCTTCAGGGACAGCACCTGCTTCCCTCTCTGCTTTGCGTGGTTCACAACTAGCAGCACATCGATAGGCGATGATGTCGCCATCAAGTAGCAGCATTAATTCTCCGTGAATGGATTCTCAATAGCTTGCATCACGAAGTATTGAAAGGCGCCTTCAGGCAAGCACTCACGGTAGTAATACTTCCGGATAGTGCTCTGCTGTAGGACATTCCCCGTGAAGGGGAACGTACCTACATCAACCCAGTCAATACTTTCAGGTGCCTTAAGTAGAGCAGGCACCTGTTTCATTAGACAACCCGCACGATTGCATAACCCTCGTCGAGCATCGACACCTGGGGCTGGCGTGCGTTACGCTCAATGACACGAGGACGCATCAGCTTACGGACATGTTGACGAGCACGTTCATAGGTGGCGAAGACAGCTTTGACGGTACGCTTGTTGTTACGCTTGATGATGTACATATGATTACTCCGACTTGTTAATGAATGCGACGAACTGTTCTGCGACTTCGAGAACATCGTCAATGGTGACGTCGTTGCCCTTGGTGTAGGCAACAGCTTGAGCAAGGCACGACTGACGAACGATATTGTTCTGAGTCTTGGCACGTTCCTCAGCAGTGGGGTAGTTGTTACTCACAGTACCGCGGCCAGTAGCAGTAGCAGGACTGCTAGTACGGGCGGCCCCATCAGTGTTAGCAGTGGGCACCACCGCATCGGCAGCCAGTGCCACCACGTCCCAATAACCGCGGTCATTTTTTTCCATGCGGAGTCCAATATCATCACCTTTCTTAGCAGCTGCGATAGCAGCATAAACATCAGGATTTGCATACACCTTATACAAAGATTTACTACCAGTCGAGACACGGCCATCTCGGCCAGTGCTCTTATACGTTACTGCAAGGAACTCCAGATCATCGCCCTTGCCACTCTTATTTGGCTGGGTCTTGGCTTCAACATCAACGATCGTCCAAACGATATTCATTTATTCAATGACTCCATTTCTAAAAGATTACGTCCGACCTTTACCTCACCGGGGAAAGGGATAGACATTGTGTACCCGAAGAGTCTCTCTGCTTCGGAAGGGATGCGGTCAAACTCTTCAAGCATAATCTGACCAACTGCTTGCGGATCTTTCGAATCAACAACGATTGAATCGTGAACAGTGATAACCATTTTACCATGAATTTTCTCACGTGTCAAGCGTTTTCGTATGTTGACCCTAGCGATCGCCATTAGATCATTGCCGGTTCCTTGTATTGGTTTGTTAGTAATCTGTTTGAGATCCCACTTCTCTACGTTCTGTCCCTTCCAGTTCTGGTAGACATTCTTTTTGAATGGCCACTCCCTACCGGTGAAGACAGTCAGCTTACCGTACCTCTCACAATCCTCCACCCACTGCTGATGTGTCTTATCCAGTCCGTAATACTTCCGATAGAACTTCTCGATAACATCGTTCCAGAAGTCCTGGTCAGTAGACACATGAGAGAAGTCAGGATCATTAGCGAACCCCCATCCAGTACCACGAAAGATCACACGGAAGAGAAAGAACTTAGCAACCCTACGGGTAGGCAGATCGAAAGCTACTCGGTTGAGTTCGTGCGTGTCGTCGCCGTTGAGAATCTCTTTGATCCCAACAGGATCCTTAGAAAGTTCAACAGCAAGACGCCACTCCAAACCAGCTGCATCAACGTTGACTAGCATCGTAGCGGGCGAGAGCCGCGGTTGCAGCGGGAAAGACACCAGGCATGTTCTTTACGATCCAGCGCAACTCTTCCACGCACCCCAGCATTTCCGTCACGCCGGCTGCGCCAAGTGTCACTAAGACGTCGTCTTCGAATATCTCCCTTGATCTCACGGCATGTGCCATGAGGGCCGCGTCGATCATCGCCTGTGGTATCTCACTCATCATCACCACCCTTCCATCGTTTCATTGATTCCTTGCGCAGATTTTTATTCAGTAAAATCTTTTCAGCCGCGACCTTAAGTGCTGCATCAGGGAAGTTCTTCAGTGCCTTGATCTCTTTATCCCGATCAGCTACTTCTACTGTCAGTCGATTGATCAGGTACCTCTGATCCTTGATAGTCTGTTGCAACTTCTCAAAGGTATCTCGCCTGATTGTGGTTAGCTCATCACTCATACCTGCTTATGCAGCATAGCTGTGCTGTCTCCGATAGGTTCTGACAGTTAGGTCCATTGGAACTCAGCCTGCCTGTGTCAGTGACACACAGGTTGAAGTTCGTATAGATATACTCATGGCCATAGCCACCAACATCTTGCTTGTTAGGTAGCCCTTCTAGGTAAGTGTTGATCTCTTTCTGTAGAGCACGGATCTGTTTAAGATCAGCGATGAGTTCATCACCACCCAGCTTAGATAGAGTGTCGTCGTCAGTAGACCATCTACCTCCAGGAGTCCTGGCAATAGGCTCATATCTTCGAGGAAACTGTACATCATACTCCTCCCACTGGAACTTAACCTGTCCTGCCTTAGCACCAGTCTTGTAGTGACCTATCGGTACCTGTCGCTTCCGCTTAATCGATCCACCAAAGAGTAAAGCAGCAAGCTGATCCGGAGAACCCCAATTGAAATCAGGTATCCCGTGCACAGCAAAATGCTTATCAAATAATCCTTGAACCTTGGTCTTTGCTTCCGCAGCGAGAGCCAGGCTTTTCGCACGATCATATCGAATCCCATTACGTTCCATTTCAAACAGAACGAGTATGTCCTCGCATCCCAATTCGAACAGAGGCATCTGTCGTTCAGGTACGATGTCCATATCGAAGAGCTTCCTGGTAAGGACCACGTCTTGATGCAGATATTCCATCAGCTTATCAAGCGGTACCTCACTGGTCAGCTTACCCTTGTTCCAGTATTCTTCCTTCACGAAATCCAGCTTACGTTCGCTGAGATATCGGAAGGCCATGTCATCTAGGCTAGGGTAGGGATTGGTCATCCCGTTAACAAGGAAGTCTGCGTACTGCAGGTCATAGATCTTGACCCCGGAAATGTCAATGCCTATGTTGACTAGCCAGTGCATGTCGAACTTAGCATTGAACAAGACCATCAGGTCACAGGCATACACACACTCCTGAAGGATCCGTAGTTCATCAGCAGATGGGGTGACTGTGAAGATAGGACCATCACCGATCTGATAACCGACCGCAATAACAAAGTTGCGTGGGTCTGTCCACGCCCCTCTGTTATGCGACTCAGTCTCTATGTCAAGGGTTAGGACCGTTCTGTCCATCGTAATACTGGTTGCTTTTTAGAATAGCTAGTGCCATCTCAAGCTTCTCTTTTACTTCATTGAATCGACCAGCAGTTCTCCAGAACAAGGGTCCAGTATTCTTAATATAGATATCCAAATAGTCCACTGCCTCAGTGTAACCATTGACTTGCTTTTCATCAGGCAAAATAACCTCCGGTCAAATGTCTTCGAACTGTTGCTTGGCAGCACGGATGAGTACATCACCCTTGAAGTGTCGATAGTTCTCTTCACTTTGATCATCGCCAATCAACTTGTTCTTAAGGATAGCTAGACCGCGCAGGTTCTGCTGCCCGAATCCACCATCAGATCCAATACCAACAATGAAGTCAGCCTCTGCTGTCTTACCTGTCTTGCTGTTCGCCACGTTAGCCATGGAAAGGTACCGCTGACCTTCTCCAGTAGCATCCGCTTGACATACACCAATGACAGGACAGAACCTCTTTGCCAACTCACGTGCCCAGATGTAGATTTTACCGAGTCGAATGTCCTCACGGTCTGAATAGAACCCGTCGATTTTATCAAGCTGATCGAACACAATGAGTGATGGCTTGAACTTCTCGCACATCGCCTCAACCAAGTAGCGGCTGATTACAGCCGAGTCCTTGATCTTGATCTTATCTTGGGTCAGGTTAATGTACTGCTGTTCACTGGCACCTAGATTCTTTTCCAGTTCCTGAACAGTCTTGCCAAGTACGGATTGGTACATCCGTAGCTGCATCTTACCACCCTGCTCTTCGTTGTTGAAGTAGATGATAGGACCAGCGTCTGGCTTCAGTTGAGTACCCATGAATCCAACCTCACTCGCCAGCATGCAGGACTTGCCTACCTCTGGACGAGCGAAGAAGAATCCGAAGTCACCCACTCGCAGAGAACCCAGTGCTTTGTTGAGAACCTTCAGTCTCCAACGCAAGCCAGGTGTTTGCTTCTGCTCAAGCAGGATCTTTTGCAGCGAGGAATTTACAAACTCAAATTCAGAATTGGGTAGTGGTGATTCAAGCTTTGCCGCAAGGGATACTATGTCGGCGATGTTCTTCTTACCGAGTGATGCTTCGTATGCAGTGACTGAGAGTTCCTCTAGCAGCTTGGTAGTCTTGAACTTCTCAAGCAATGCCTTGACATTCTCATCCACCTGCACCGACTGCATCGATGCAAACGTTAGTTGTAGTACGCCCTTGGGATCAGACATGGACGCCAATGCAGAGGCGGCCAAAGAAGAGAGTGGAACATCATCGACACTATCCTTATGGATCTTGTCGAGATGCTTAAGGATTCCCTTACCTTCGTCGGTAAACTCGTCAGGCTTGAGGTAGTTACGGTACGAGTTATAGGAGTCCTTTGATAGCAGAGCCTTCAGTACAATTGTTTCAAGCACTTAGTTCATTAAGGTTATCTTTGAAGTGGAACACAGAGTACGGAGCCAGCGGCTCGATGAGCGCAAGCATTTGTTCTGCTACCTCACGGATCTCCTTCTGTGCGTGAGCATGCAGACGTAGGCGCAGGAAGTGGAACAGGTTATGGAGATCCACAGTACAGTAGAACCGTGTCATGATAGACACAGGCAGCACGGTACGTGCGTACTCCCTTGACACACCAGCATCAAGCAATTCTGAATACAAACTATACGCAGAATCTTGGTGTTGTTTAATAACAACCAACCAATCTTGATCTACAACACCATCACCAGACATCTGCTTGTTGCCCTTAGCTTGAGTAGGCAACACATCTGGTGTAAAGAAATCACTGGGCAATTGTGTATAGCGCGCACTGACTTCGTTGTAGCTGAAGGTACGATGACGCATGAACTGGCGCGCAATGAAGATGGGACATTGCACATGGAATGTGAACACCGCCGCCTCGAAAGGCGACGTATGTTTATTCACCATAAGATACTTGATAAGCTTACTATCTTTCTCTTCCGATTGTACTGTGCTATCGTTAGCATAGCTAACTCTAGCTGCTCTTACAATCTCTTTATCCAATGTCCAATCAACCGGTTTGTTTACCGGTTGTATGTAACTAATCAATTCTACACTACTCATATTTATCCTATAACAATTCTTTCTATACAACTATTATAGCAGTACAGTGAAAAGATGTCAAGCATCTTTACATAACTTTACAGTGAACCTTGTCTGTGAACGTACAGACTGTGTCATTGACGTGGTTCCATGTCATACAGTAGTCATACATTGTAGGATTTACACGGTGTAATCCTCTCGGCTGGTTGCGCATGTCCAGACGCATCTGTACCTGGGTTCCACCGAACCAGTCCAGGTTAACAGTACCTTCCTCTATGAACCCATACACCGCGAACAGCCGGTCTAATGGGGGCACAGTCGTTATCATCACACTCTCTTGGTGTGTGTACAGGGCAGTCAAGAAAGCCGCCTTAAACAGTGCCTGACGGGCTGCAAACGCCTCTCTCCTGTTGCCAGTGACAGCCAACCGTTCAAACATACACTCATCACCCAGTACCACACGGATAGATGCACCTACCCTACCGTAATCGTCCTTCGTGTAGTATAGTGCAGTATTCTCAGCCTCATCTATATCCTCTAATTCTATGACCATTGGTCTGTTGTGGTGAGAATAAGCCTTCTTGCGTAGTTCAACGACCCGACTGCGGTCCTCGCTGGTTACTGCAAGATGGACTTTGTTCACCAGAAACGCCACCTAAGTTGCACTGCCACCATCGGATCGTTACCACCGACCTTGATTGGTTGAGCAAGCAACACCAGTTCAGCACGCCACATATTGACAATGAACTCCGGTGCCACGATGGGCATCACAATACTCTTGTAACCTGTAGCGCCGCCAACCGCCAGCCCGAGTTGGAATGGTCCTACGCGACCGGTCTTCCACTCTTTCGCAATGTACAGGCTCTGCTTGTCATGACTGTTCCGATAGGTACCGAACATCATACCATACAACGGACCCTCATCCACCCGGATACCAAACCCGACGTTGTTCTGTACGTATGGTTTGCCAGTGGTCGAACTGATATCACTGCCGTAGTGCTGTGACAGGAAGCCACTCATGAAGGTGATGTTGGCACCTGCTGCCTTCGACTCACCGCACCATGCGATTGCATAGACAGCAAGGAAGATAATCAGGACATACATAAAGATCTTACCAGGCCGAGGATTAACATCACGCTTGTTCATAATACCAGAAACTCCTTGATTTGTTCGTCGTTGTAATCCTTTGGATCCTTCAACGAATATATAACGTCACAACTAGGTAGGAATAGTGACAAGGTACACGACAGGTCAATGGCATCGAGATACTTGTCAGCATCTAGCCAAATCGTGACGCTATTAAAGCCACTAACAAACTTTGTACCGACAGCAGAGAGGACAGAGCCAAACAAGCACAGACAGGGAAGATGCCGAGCGACTTTAATACCAGACACAATGTCTTCAACCAACACAAGGCTAGAACTACTGTTGCCAGCATATTCATTGAGAGTAGGAACCAGACTATCATGTGGCTTACTCCCGTAGCTGCGTGTCTTGGGCTTACGTCCATCCACTGCCCTGAATTCCATGAACCCTTTTACTGAGTAAAAATGTTTGCCAGTAACCCTGTCCATCTTGAAGTGGGTGTTAATCTCTTGGTCTGTTAGACCGTAAGACTTGAGCCACTCATAGTTCTGTGTCCCCCTGATTGGGACTTCAATGGTGTTAGGAAATACTACCTCATCATCATCTTCCAATACTTTAGGAGTGAAGATCCGCCCACTCTTATGATATCCACAAGAGAAGCAGTGATACCCACCATCAGGATAGGTGACTAGGTTATCACCAGACCTATCCTTACCGTGGTCTCTACATCTCGGACATGGACTCTTAACTTTCTTTCACTCCTACAAAGAACCCCTGGTGTTCAGCAACGAGGCATTGGGTTGATTTTTTAATATGAACAGAAAGGTCACTGATTTCTTCAGGCTCTTCGTAATCACCATAGACTACATTCGTGTTGACTGGTTTGTTTGCAGTGAACACAGGCACACCGGACAGCCACTTCCCTGTGGTCCCGCCGATAGACAACAGTACCCCGCGACGTGGTCCCTTGGTAACAAAGAACATTGTGTTGCTGGACTTGGCATACGGAACGATCGTAAAGTCGTAATCCTTCTTCGTGATCAGACCTTGGAAATCCTCCAGACTTTTGTTCAGCTTGACGGGCTGGACAGGCTGACTTACAAGTATATCAATCTCATGAGAGGGAATACTCCAATCATAGGCCAACTCACTGAACACCTCAGTAAGAGTACGACTAGAGTCCAAGTAGTTAATAGCATCATGTAGATTAATGCCATTGGGATAGAACTGGCACAACCTGTTAGGACTCAGGAGTGAGTACATAACAGACGATTGCTTAACTACAGTTCCAAACGCATGGATGAACGAGCTAGTTCCAATGTAGTTGTTATACGCCTTGGACAACACAACCATATTGGTTTCTTTGGATACTAGGAACGTGAATCCCGCCGACGTAGTGACCCGAACATACCTAAAGAAGTCGATATCCTCAGAGTACTCATCCTTCCACATCTCCATCTTGGCTTTGCCGATGAGGAATGGGGAGTACGAACTGACTTTGCGATAGCCCTCATCATCACGCCAGAGATTGGACTCAGCCAGGAGTTCTGCTTTAAGCAACGGACTCATTTACTTCACCACCGAATACGTAATTGGGATCGTTTGGCACTTAGCCACTTTGATTGTATCAGGAACAAAGGTGTCTGTCATATCTTCCAATGGGTCATGTTCACAATCACCAAGAAGAACTAGTTCTCGTCTAGCATTGATTCGATCAAATATATCAATCTCCAACCACGTACCCAAATCCCTTTTCAAGATGCCTACTGTACCACGGTGAAGACCAGCTACCACAAAGAACAATTTGTAGGTATTACTCTTAAGAGAGAACGAATTTAGTGAAGATAGGAACGTTAGGACAACAGAATGTAGCGTCGAGCCAGACACCACATCAGAGATTTTACTCGGTAAAACAAAATCAATCTTTAGCTCAGTGGTTGATTCTGGTTCTTTATAGTCAAAGGCATCAAACGAAACATCAGCCTGAGGAGCAGTGTTAAATTGACTCTGACCAATGGTAAACATTGGCTGACTACCACCATACCAAGCACTCTCAATCGTCTTGACCTCCGTCGTCTTTACTGCTGGCTTGGTGGCCGGAGAGACTATGTAGTTAAGCTGCTCCTCAAAGAATCCCTTGACATGCGTCTTTTTACCGGCACTCTGTAGTTTACCATACAGACTGTAGATCGCATCCCCGGCAGCACTACTCAATCTACGGGTACTACCATCAGAGTACACAACTACTAGATCTACCCCAGGACTGCCGATCGGTACGTGATTCTTCCTTGCACGAAGACGTGTAATATCAAGCAGGCTGTAAACCTTCAGGATACTACCTGGAACAACCATCCCCAGTTCATGAGTCAGACTGTTAGGACCAGTTCCATAACTATCAATGGATTGTTCCGGATTGAAGATGCACGAACCGTTAGGTCTTACCAGTCTCCTGCTTCCATTGGTGAACGTGACAAGATGGTACACATACAGCTGACTATAGCTTCCGAGAATGTCGCCTAGAAGAAACGCCTGATCGTCAGAAAGGAAGATATGCCTGTGATGTGGATGAGCACCTTGGCTCGTAGGAAAGAGACCATTGATATGTACATCAACAACAGTCGGGTCCATACTTATTCCTCATCGCCTAGCTGATACCGCAGGTCATCACGTTCTTGTACACTGACCTCCTCCTGAATAGGCTTGAAGTCAGCTTCACACAATTGGACATAGCCCAACTTAGGGTCGGCATAGCGACGGGTATTCTCGAAGTCGTTAAGCCTCTTATTGCAAGCGAGACAGCGCATCTGATTAAGCAAATTCCTTTAGGGCGATAACCAGCTTCGACTTGCTGGATTTCTTGAATTGAGACACGAAGCCGGTGTAGTTATGCATCGTGCTAATGTCCAGTGCTTGAAGTACAGGACTGCCGATCAGCATGTCCGGATCCTCAATCTTGGACCAATGGTTCAGCAATTGATCGATCACATTCTTACCAACACTCAGGATGTAGGTATCCTCAGGGGAATAGCTGTCACCATTCTCCATGAGTTTCTCAAACGAGGTAGCCTTCTTCACACAGCACAGCTTGAGCATGAACGTGAAGAAACTGATCTTCCACGGGGCGTCCATTGCTTCATCGTCCCACTTTACAATGGCTTGACTGCCATCGTTACCGACGAACTCAATACCGGTAATGTAGTTCTCAATGTTGTACTTAAGGGCATCAATCGATCCCATGTCCAGCTTAAGAGCCATGTATGGGCTCTTGACATGATGGGATTGGTGCTTATACCCATAGATGCCTTGGTTTGTGTCGGTCTTGCCCTTGCTGTTGTTATAGATCATCCACAGGAAATCAGGCAGAAAGTCACGGCACTTGACATACGAGTGCTGCAACTGGAAGCCATCTTCCGTCTTGACTGCCCATGCAAACAGGACGTTCAGTGATTGGCCGATCTCAGCGTAAGAGGCGGGGACTTTGGGGGCGGCGATATTCATGTGTATTCCTTACTTAACAATAACAGATTTAAAGGTGTTCACGAAGTAGTCAGCAGTGGAATCCACCATACCAGGCGCACTGTTGATTTCCAGTACATACGCCTTATTGTAGTGCTTATTCCACACAATGTCAATAGCACCGAAGTCCATATCAAACGCTTGTGCTACCTTGGCAGCAGTCTCAACAACGACAGGACTCAACTCATGGTTGACACTACCGTACACATACCCATTGTCCAGATTCTGAATTTTTGAGTGCGACTCTCCAGTTTTCTTCAGTTTCTGTTTAATCAGACTGCTGGAAGCACCTTTTACCCAGTAAACTCGATATTCACGGGCTTTCTTGATGTACTGAGTATACAACGGAACGTTGTGCAAGTCAACAGCATTATTTGCAAGGATAATACCCTTGCCGCTGTGACTATTCAGCAATGCCCTACCGACTACCAGATACCCTTCCGAGAGCCATTCGAGGGCGACATTCTTGTCCGTTGTCCAAGGAGGAACGCAGTCCCCGAGACCTGCCTTGGTGATTTGCTGGAAGAACTCCAATTTGTTGCCGATCGGATTGGCATTGAGGATCTTTGCCACGGGGAATTCTGGAATAGACGCACTGCCCCAATTGATAATGACATCAGTTGCCTTTGGTTTGTATTTGGAATTGGTGTGTTTAATCAGCTTCCCGCCAATCTTCGTGGCAAGCAGCTTAGCCGACTCACTTGACGGCTTATATGGATAAACAAAGATCCTCACGCATCCTCCGTAACAGTACCAACAAATTCTTCCTGACATGCCTGACAGATCAGGCCATGGACTGTCTTGTTGATACCAGTCCGAATAGCCAGATACTCACCATGAAAATCTTGATGCATCATGGAATCACAAACAGCACAGTTATCCAGAACAAGGCTAACCAGTTCTGACTTCGTGACTTCCGATCCACATCCCAGATACAACTTCTTATCCGGCTCTTTGAGATCAGTTACATCAACGGGTTCTAATTTCCAATAAGAGTTTTTCTCGATTTGGTACTCAACAAACTGCTTTCCATCCCTCATGATGGTCTGGGGTGGTGACTGCAACATGCCCTCAAACGCATCAGTATCCCAATTCGGAATTTTCCAATCTGTAACGATTGACATGAGTTCGTGGCGATCTGTTATTCCTGAATACTTGTACCTTCCTCCCGGAAACGTCGTCTCCTCGATAAGAGAGAAAACGCAAAACATGTCGTCATTGGCTTGCCCTCCTTTCTTATTCTTCCCCCTGATCTTCGGAAGATGCTTGACCTTCCTTCCGTAAGGACCATCACTATCCTTAGTACCCTTCGTATAATGATAGTAGGTAGTGGTCTTGGGCTTTGGGTTTTTGATAACCGTTTCCCCCTCCATCAAAACAGAGGATTTGCCATCAAGAATGTAATGCGTATCTTCCTTCAACTCGTACAGCGTGTATCGCTTCGGATCGAACGTCTTGAACTGTCGAGGTAGGATCCAATCCATCATCGCAATTTCACTGGCCCAGAAGAACGTCTTGTCATACTCGACAATAGAAAACGGGCGTTCTTTGTTGGCGAAGAAGTTCAGACTCTTTTCGTTGTCATCCCACCACACACAAGCATATGCACCATGGATGTCTGCAAACGCCTTGACTCCCTTCGCAGCAACCTCACTGGTCAGCCAGTCACTGTCCACACTGAATTCAAGCGGGAAGTTATTGGTCAACGTGCCGTTATGGGCCATGGTAATGTGCCCACGAGTAAACGGATGGGCATTAGCACCCGTAACTCCACCCTTGGTAGCAGCACGATGATGGCCGATGATGGTGGCAGCATCCTTGTCCATGCTTGTTTTGAACGTCTGCCAGATACCACTACCAAACAGTTGCCACGGGGCACCCGCGGTCTTGATTGCCCTTAGATTAGCACCATCCTTGTCAACCGCTACGATACCAGTGCCATCCATACCACGGACAACTCCAGCGAGCATCATGTTGTACATGACATTAAGCTCGGTAAAGGTCAGTGCCGCCGTAGGTCGATGAAGCCCAAAATGTCCACACATTCGGTTTTATTCCTTAAAACAGGTCAGAAATGAAGTGCTTTGCAGCCAGAATCATCAAACGAGTTTCCGACCTTGTAAGTTCATCGGCTCCAGGAAGGGCAGTACCAAAAGCATCCGAGATAAATCCCGAATAGTTCTTGGTCATCGATACATCTTCCAGATTCCGAATGTGTTGACGCAAGGGCGTCTTTTCCGCATACGTATGCAATGCAGCAATGGCATTCATCCACGCACGGAGATCATCAATACTCTTGGTCCCAGGATGATGCCTGAATTCAAGCGTACCATAATCCCGCAGATGGTAGAAATTCAACCCGCAGTATTTGAACTTCTTAAGCGAGTCACCACTGCAAATCGTCTTCTTGTCCAGCAAGTGGATGTTCGCTCCACTGCCAACAATAGGGAAACAATATGCATTGTTATGCCGCTTCCCTTCACCGACGAAGTTAAAATACAACTTCTCCGATGCGATATAGGCCGAGATCAGGACGATCAATTGCTCGATCGACAGATCATTGACACCCATATGCACATGGATACTGCACCGATGAGAAAAGACAGAGTTGGCGTTGACAGTAAAGATATACTCCAATTCTTCGAACGCTTTCCCAAACTGCGTTCCACGAATCGGCCTGCTGATATACTCCATCCCTGAATCTTTCAGCGATCCATCACCCTCAGCATTCCACAAAGGCATTTGGACATCACTCACCTGACACTTTTCCAATTCCACTTCCACACCGAAGCTGGTCGTAGAATCAACACCTGCGGGTGCTCCGGCGGGCGGAAATAGTTTGTTGTGTGAGATGAAGTCCGTGACGATTGGGGCCTCACTCAGCCCGTAGTACCCTAGAACCGTGTGATCGAGATATTGCAAGACGCCAGACATTCGGCAACCTCATGGACGTAATTGGGAAGAACCGTTACCTTGGTCATGGACTTGTTGAACAGCCCAATCACAGAATCAAGAAAGTACAGACGGCCACGCCAAAAACACATCTCCGGAGAGATCGGGCCGAATGATCCCAAAGCCTTGTCAGTATCATAGACAAGGGAATCAGGAGAGATAAGCTCCCCATCCTCTACAAACTTCGGGACCACTTTCTGAGCATCCGAAACCTTGATTTGCGGATTCCAGATTTTATACGTCGAATGGCTGACCCCTTGCTGATAAGACTTTATCATTCGCTTGATGGTAAGTACAGCCTGAATCTGGTCATCCTGAAACTTGAACTTTTCATGAGTCAGGAGAGGCCAGTATACGGGCGGCAGTTGGATATAGACAGGATGAAGATCGTCATAGGAAACGACGTCACCATCAATCCATCCATTAGGCCCCTGACCAGTAACCCTCATCGAATCCTCACCAACCTTGGTGATATAGAGTTGATAGTGTTTCCCGGTCTTTGTATCAACGCACGGAACCCAGGATTGATGGAACCGGAGTTGATATGCCTCCGAGTTCCATTCCTTCTGATATAGTAGTTTCTTCATACTTTCTCAAGAACAGCCGAATACACAGAGTCATACTGATTCGTCATGTTGTCACGAATCAAAGTCAGAATATCGATATTCTCGATAGTTGCCATGGCACCAGTCGGCATGGCTTCGAAGAAACTGGCGGTTTGTTCCAGAATCTCGTCATAGGCACTGAGATTGTCCACGACATCGGTGACAACGCCATAGACTTCCCGCATCAGTTGCTCGCTGGTCAGCCAGATGTTGCTTGGCACACGATACTCGACGCCATAAGGCTTCAAGCGACATGCACCAGCATTCCCATACAACTCATTCCGACGGTCAGTCGGGTTGAGCATGGCCAAGGGAACACCAAGCATCAGATCCAGCACCCGAACCAGCTGCATCTTCTTCGCCAGATTCATCTGTACGCCGATGTGGATATGACCACCAGCAGTGCGAAGATTGGTAGATGTGGCCGACGGGGCAGGATTCGGTTCCAACAGCCAAGCATTGAAGTCAGGATTGCAGCCAAACGTCTGCGCACCTTCCGTCTTCAACTCGCTGTCCGGGAACTCCAGAGCACTGACAATCCCAACATGCAGACCGTTCGGATTGGCGATCTTGTTGCGAACAAAATCCAACGCCTTGGTGTGGTTCGCAATCCACGCCTCGACATTGCTAGCCGGTGGGATGTTGAACTCCACCGTCACATTATCTTCGAGGTAGGCATAGTTGCCCTGCTTCAAGGGATTTTCTTTCGTCCCACCCACCAGTCCGACAGCCGATACAGGCTGGTCTGACGAATTGAGTAGGAACACTTCAGGGTCCGAACCAAGCAGAATCTTCATACTGTTTTATCCAGTAAAACGGTTTAGAGAATGAAACGATCGACGAGACTTTTGGTCAACTGACCCATGGGTGACGCCGGATTGCCGTACTCAGGATGATATTGCATCATCAGAGCACGAACGCGATCCTGCTCAAGAAAAGCAACTTCGACTTCAGGACGCTTGGTCTTTTCCTCGCCTTCAGCCGTCACATAGATATTGCTCAACGGCTCTTTCGATACCGCAATCACTTCCATCTTGTCCGATGGTTTCATCATTTGATGATGCGACGATGAAACGCTGACAACGGAACCCTCTGCATATTCTTTGCAGATGTCCCGTGTCAGTACGATCGGATGATTGCCGTGACCATGCCCAGAGATATGCTGATACAGCGTACCTCCAAGCATTGCACACAACAATTGCGCACCACGACAGACTCCAATCATGGGAATCTTCTTCGTGATGCATTCTTCGATCAGGGCACATTCGAAAATGTCCCTTGCTCGGTCTTGCTCTTGGCAAGCGACATTCTCATGTCCGTAGATTCCCGGATTGATGTCACTACCGCCCCAGAATACCAGGGCTTCGGGCTTGGTGTCCCTCAAATCCCTGATAGACCGGATGGTGGCCGAGTTCAGACCGAAATACTTGATTTGATAGAGTACCGATCCAATCACGAGATGTCCTTCGGCGTGTGAAACAGTTGCTTGATGTGGCCTTTGACGGTTTGGAACTCGTCACCAGTCATGAAGCGACCGATCTTGTAGGCCACATACTTCGGGCCATGCTCGAATCGCGTGTGGTTGTCGTATCCATCACCAACGAACACATCAACCGTTTTCCGATCGACCGTGCAGAAGTGGAACTCACCGATTTGATATTTCATTGTTTAACCTTAGCAGGTAGGAGTATCACCAGCGGGTGCTGACGATGGGGCGGGAGTGGGCGCTGCCGGAAGTTCATCCTCTTGTTGCTTGGTCAAGAGCATGTAGAACTTCCTGCCCGTGGACTTGTCTACAACTTCCACGAATTTGGGGCTATCTGACACGTTTTATCCTGTAAAATCCTCTAACACGCTTCATCGGGTGATAAAGCACTATTGGAGCCTATGTTTCAAAGCCCCAATAATACTACACTAGATGAATATTCGACTGCTCACCAGCCTTGAAGATGATGGAGCCATACGGCTTGCCAGCATCTGCACGCGGAGGCAATTTGCCATGCGTACTCTTGGTCTTGAGCACATGGAAGATAACACCAGGACTGGCAGTTGTCAAGTCCTTTGCATAGGCATTTGCTGCAGCCTCTGCACTGACATCACCATCTGTCCAGACTTTCCGGACCGTGCCGGTCTCTTCAATTACTGCGAACATTGCTATTCATCCTGTCACAAATTTCTCGGGCCACATCCTGACATCTATTGTAGCAGCAACAGCGATTGCCGTTCTGGTCTACCAGATGCCACAGAACGTGTGGATCATATGCCACTTTGTATTGTAGCGATTGAAAATACAACGCACCAACATCAGGAATCACTAGATTTCCCCAATTTAGCTGCTACTTCCTGCAGGTATTCTATTCGTGCTTGTGCTCTAAGAGATCGTAGATGGTCAAGCATTCTCTGCATCACATCCACACCATCCATGGTTTGTGTGTCCGGATCGTTGGCGATACCAATGCAGATATCGATCGCCCGTTCTAGCACCAAATCTCTGTCGGAGACTGGCCGACCCACTGCCAAAGCTTCAATTTCTTGGATCCACATCTGATTCGGCGCATCCATCGGTGTTGCTGGTCTCATTTCATACATTCCTCAGCATGTTCTTCACCATCATCATACCCATCATAGTAGCCAGCCGACTGCCTGGGGTCCGTAGAAGTGCACGCACACAACAACAGGTGGATAACTACTATGATGGTTCTCATTCTGTACTCCGTTTTATCGGATAAAATACGCGGAGATGAGGACTGCAACAGACATCAACACGCTCACACGAAACACACAACGCTGTAGTACAGTCACCAGATTTCCACGTTTTTGTATCCTTGGGCGAGGAGCCTGGCTTTTGCTTCGGCTTTGTCCCACGCACGGACGGAGGTGTTGAACGTAACATTTTCTTGTGTGGTCACTGTTGCGGCGAAATCAGACATCATCGTACTCCGTCAGAATCACGGCCGACTCAGGCTGCTCTTGAGCGTTCAGTGTCCAGATCAGAAACGAATCAACCAGCAAGCAGCCCAGCACGACAGCAGTGCCGGCACTCATCACGATCGACACTGCTCCGAGCATTGCCATGATTGCGCCACATGCAACGCCAATCTCACGCGCGGGGTTTGTTTCAGTGAACATGATATTTAAATCCTTGGGGTTGTTTTATCGAGTAAAACGGTCCGGCTCGCACCGATACACAGACTCGGCAATACGGAACTGGCCATTGCCATCACAACCAGCAATAACATGCTTCGCAACAGTGAAAACACCGGCGACGAACATAGTTCCGCCGACAATCACTGCAACAATGAACATAACAGCCGAGGTATTCATTTTATCCAATAAAACTGTTTGAGAAACTTGCCAGACCCGGCATTGCACCGGGTTTCGACTGCGCGTTGGCAGTCTCGTCAGTGGCTGTTAGGCTGCAGCAGTGGCAGGCTTGTCAATCTGCGCGGTAAGCGCTGCGATCAACTCGATAACATAGTCCGGGCCCTTGGTCGCCAACAGATGCGCCGCATGTTTCTCGACAGTTTCGAGTGCAGCAGTAACATCAGTCAGATCAACAGCCACAGCAGCAGCTGTTACCTCGTCCTCGGCCGATTTCTGGGCTTTCGGCTCGACAGCTTCACCCTTCCAATTCACGGACAGGGATTTCAGGTACTTCGCAGCGTCCGAATAGATCCCGGCACAGTTCCGACCCTCGACAGGCACGAAACCCTGGACCATCGCACCGAAGATCGCTTTCGCACGGCTGCTGTAGTTGTAGGCAGTCCCGAGAGCCGGCGAATCCTTGCGGACCTTGCTGAGCGTAGCTTGCGCTTCACCGAGAATCGCTTGCTTGCTCTCGACTGGCAGATCAGCAGCGATCAGTTCAGAAACCATCCCTACCATCTGCTCGGCGACTGAGTCTTGTTCGGCCATCGACTTGTACAGTGCAACCAGCGCAGTGCTGTCATTGAAATTCATGCTCACTTTACGTTCCTTTCAGTTTTACCGGATAAAACCGGCGGAGTTTGTGTGGTACGATGCAAGACGCATCTTTCCCACGAGCCCTATCTTACCATGCCCATGTTGCTGCAATGTGTCAAACAGGTAAGACTTTGTAACTAGAGTAACAGTTTGTAACAGTGGTCTCATCGGCGTGGACACTATCCACGGACCCTCTCGCGAGGGTTTCGACCTCTTACTGCATAAAACTCAGACCAAACCTACGTTCAAGGTAGTCATGATAGGCTTGGACACCCGCATTGAAAGCCTGCAATTCTGCTTCGGGAATGTCCAGACCACGCATGATCGCTTGCCTCCGGCACTCGCTGTCGCGTTCGTTGATCTTGGCAATCTCTGACTTGATCGCGGGGCTGATGTCTTGGATGCGCACTTTGTACTCCTTGGACGGTTCCTGGGGGAGATCAGATAATCTCATAAATCGGGGGCAGAATCCAATGATATTACACTATGGACACTGCAAGGAGGATAGTATTGTAAGTTTTACTGGATAAAATAGGGGGCTAGAGCATGGGGCTATATACAAATGGGGGCTGTGTTAGTGTGTACTAACTTGTTGATAGCCC